CTTCTACACCTAAACCGCTAAGAAAGTCAGCCTTCATTTGGTCCATATTTCCTGTCATAAATATTGTATTTGGATGCAAAGTAAGTAAATTTTTCACTAAGTTGTTTTTTTTAAGTGAAATAATTTGTTATTAATTAATAAGTTAGATATTGTTGTAAGGGCATAAGGGGTCTATTACAAGCAAACAATGATTATGAATAAATATACCGAAGGTATACCGTTTCCATAATTGTTTTCTCATTTGCAGTATGCTCGTTCGAGTGGCCAAACAACGGATTCAATAAACTCCACTTTTTAGCTATCGGCTGTACATTGTGTTTGCTAGTGCCGAAAACCTTACGCCTTAGAAGGTTTTGTCGCTATGAACTGAACTATTTGTTTTACCCCCATTTTGTTTCGTAGCACTTCTGCTTTAGCTACACTTGGTGTAGGGACAAGAACCAAGTTAAAATATCAAATCTACAAAGGGTCAGCTAAGTCTTCAAACCGCCTTCCCTTTGCAGAAGTGTTGCAAGTATAATAAAAAAATATTACACTGCAAATAAAATTTGTATTTTTTTTAACCTTGACCTCGGCTAAGCTTTACATAGTTCTTACTAGTCTTAGTTTTAGAACACTTTGTTTTAGCGTGTATGCCTTTGCGTCTTTTTTTAGGTTTTTCTTTGTGTAGAGTAGATGCTACTGCTGATGATTTTTTACCTTTAGGTGCCATGATTATGCTGGAATATTAGTTGGTGGAACTTCTTGACCTTGAGGCGGTTGTGGTGCACCTTGCTGTTGTTGCATAGCTTGTTGCTGCTGCATCATTGCTTGCTGTACCATTGCCTGTTCGGTTTGTTTCTCCATCATATCATGTTGGTGCTGCATTTCAATTGATTTAAAGGTCATCTGTTCGTCTACCTTCATACCCATTTGAAGTCTGATTTCATCCATCTTTAAATAGTGTTGAAGCTCAATAGTTTTTCTCTTTTCTTCGTTTTCAACTTTGATCTTATCAATTTCCATTTGAGATAGCATTTGATCTTGCTCACCTTTTTGTTGTTGCAACATTTGTTGTTGTTGACCTTGAGCTTCAATAGCTTGTTGCTTCTCCTGTTCTACTCTCTTCAAGGTCTGTTGCTCTTTATTTGCTATGTAAGCCTTAGCCCACTTAATTTGTCCTTTAGATACAAAGTCTTGAACCATCAAGTAGTCAGCGTAACCTAATAACGGTGTGCCTTGTCTACCTACTCTCAAGCTTTCAAGAGCTGCATTGATAATGTTTTGCTTTTCTTGAGCGTCTGGCTTAGCTTCAATTCTAATTCCAAACATTGCATTGTTTACTTCTGAACCAATTTTTAATGTTTGTGTTATAGCGCTACCTAAAGCTTTAAAATAACTCAATTCATACTCACCGCTAAACTTAACCATTAACTGTATTCTTAAAGCTGCATTTCTAAATACTCTTTCCTTTAATGTAATATAGGCAGAATACATTGGTTTTAGCGTTGTAGATGTAGCTTGAAGTGACATCTCTGATACACCTACCAGCTGATCATTTACAGGCGAGCTAGCGTCGGCTATTCTATTAATACCTATAATCTGTCTGATCATATCAATATCGTGAGATATTAACTGTAAGAACTCCTGGCCTTGTACACCCAAACCACCTTGTAACTCTTGGATAGGTTTGTAGTTAGTTTGACTAGGCATATATGTTCTATGTGTAGTAGCTTGATATAGAATATCACCAGTTTGGTTTCTAATTTTAAGTACTTCTAATGGTGATAATTTATTATTACCAATACTTATATTTAATAACGATCCATATTCAATTGCTAATCCACTTGGGGCTGCTTTTGCTTTTGCGTTTTGTAATTTAAGCCAAGATAATTGAATGCTATCCAACAAAGGAATCATTCTCTTAATCATACTGCCACCCTTTAATCTGTAGGCGTGGTAGCTTAAGTTAGCTTGTGAAGGGGTTGGTCTTGGAATGTCAAATTGATGACCGTAGTCCCAAGCAAACTCAGTTCCTACAATCCACTTACATTTGTAAACCATAAGTGTCTTAGTGATATGAGTTTTTCTCTTGTCACCAGTTCTTACCTTTCCGTACTCGTCTTGGTGAACGATTTTTTCACCTTTAGAGTTAATTCTTTCGGTTGTAAATTTATAGTCGTCTGATTTATATTCAGCGTCCATAACACACACCCTAAATGTATCGTACTCGTAACGACCAAATTGATCAATGTACCAATTGTTGATAATTGCAGGGTTATTGTATTGATTAACTGACTTAGCCGCAATTTCTTGTAGCTCTTCTTCTGTAAATGTAGCTGTCCCGTCAGGATTGTTTAACGCTCTGATTTCTGCAATTGTGTAGAAGATATATTCGCCAGCAAATGGCATATTAGCAAATTCAGTTTGTTGTACATATGGAATAACACACAAGGCTGGGTCACAATATCTTACCTTAATCTTTTGAGTTTGTGGATCAACATAATCTTTAGTAACGGCTACACCTAGCTCATACAAGTCTTCAAATATTTTACGTTTAATCTCTTTCCATTCAGATATGTATTTGGTATATCTTAAAGCCTCCTCAATAGATATCTCACTCTTTAATCTAAAACCACCTAAAGACGCAAACATTTCAAGTTCTTGTAGTGTTTCTGGAACGTAATCTGGACCTTTTGATTTAAGGCCTACTGCTTGGTTAACAGTTTTAATATAGTTTTCCATTTCTCGTTCCATCCACAACATCCATTTAGCCTCTTCTCTTTCAGCAGATGATTTCTCGTCTACACCGTCAGCATAAATGTCGTGTTCAATGTCTTCAAATGTCCCTAAGATTACATTTTTAAAATTTGGGGCAACGGATAAAATTTCCCAGTTTATATTCATGAAACCTTGTCTAACAAAGTCAGAAGGTTGTTGGGTTGGACCACTAACACCAGTTGCTTGTGTAGGCAATGATGGCGTTGGTCTTTTTGTTATACCCAACCAGTCCATGTATTGGAGCTTATCTTGGTTACCGTTACCGTACGCTCTGAATCTAGCGAACATATCAACATCTGAGTAATTGATACCAGTCAGATTGTTTCTGTATAATGAATGGATCGCTTGGCAGTACTGAACATTCCAGTCTTTTTTCAATTTAATAGAAGGGTCCACATCGTGGGCTGGAAAATTGTAAAGATTTGGCGTGCTATTATCGACAAAATTTTGCATTAATAATAAAAGGTTTCCACAAAGGTATAGTTAATTTCGTTATCTTGTTTTTGTTGTTTTTGTACGTCTGGCAGATAGTTGTCTATGCCTAGCATGGCATAACCCCCAGCTGTAAACAAGTCATAGTTAGTCATATCGTCAACGCCCTTGATATCACGTACCTCTTGTAAAAGTTGTGCGTGCTTTTCTTTGTGAGCGTGTCTTTCAATGTGCGTTTGGTAAAGTTGAAATATTTTTTGCTTTACCTTTTCGGTTGTATCGGCACCACCTGCATTATCGTATTTACCATTTGAAAACTTATGTATCAACATTCCGCTGTAACCATTCTTTTCAAAGTGTTCTCTTACAAAAGGTACGTTTGTCTCTGGAAACATTGGACAACCCCAATACACGCACATCTTAATCATGTCGTCTCCGTACTCTTCTTTGGTGTCTGGCCTAAATGAGTAGACGCAAACAAACCTACAGCTCTCCCATTCCTCTAGTGGCTTTTCATACGAGTCAATCATAATGTCATGACCCCAAAATACAGCACCTGCACCGTTTGATCGTTTTTTGCCTTTAGTTGTATTTGCTTTAAATGGGTCAGCGCCAGCGCAATACATTATATTGTTGGCTACAAACGACTCAAGTGACTGATCCCAAATAACTTTGTTGGCTTTGTCTGGCGACAGTTGGTAAGACATCTCAAACCTACCGTTTTCGTGTGGAATGAATTTAACTCCAGTCTGATAAGGTGTACCAATCCACTCAAAGTTACCTCTAGTTACAGCTGTCTTGTCTTTTCTAATCTCATCCAGCCTGTCTTCTATCTTGGCTATGTTAAAAAACGGATCTTTTGAGTTAGATCTGAAACAACCTCTGTAAGTTGTTGGGTGTTCTCGTTGGAATTGTAGTAACTTATCTTTTTTAGGTAGAGTCTTTAGGTATTCTATTGTGTTTAAGATAAACTCCCTAGCTCCTATTGATGTTCCTATCTCTTTTGCCTGCTGTTCGTTTGGCGTGTCAATTACACTCATGCCATAGCTGTCCACATAACCCTCTAGTCCATCCCAAGCTGGAATAAATAGTACATATAATCCTGTAGCGGTCTGACCGTTTGCGTTTCGTTTGCCATACTGCGAGTTTTCGCACAGATCTCTAAACTGTTCCCCACCACCAAGTTCCATTTCACCCACAGTAGAGGTGTGTATGCTGAAACCGTGGATTCTACCACCAGCACCAGTTGACAATGTTAACTGCACAACCTCCCATCTTTTATTGATGTCTACATTTACAGCCTTACCAACCTCTTCGTGATGGTAGAAGTATAGCTTTGTTCCGTCATATGCTGTTTCTACGCTTGCACGGAAACTAATCTCGCTACCTAGCGACTTACCTGACTTGTATTTTACACCAGCCTTACCCCTGGATGAGCTTGCTCTGAAAGCTAGGATAGCCTTTGGGTCATCACCACCGTTGTGGTTAGGTTTGAAGAAGAATGGCATTGATCTCCATGGATCGACAATGTGTTTTTGAAACACGTCTCGACCAGAATCGTCTGTCATTGACTGAATACCACCCCTTGCCTTAATTAATAGGCTTATAATACAGTAATGTATGCAACTAGTCTTGTAAGTTGCACCCTCACGTCGATGTTTAGGGTATATAAACCCATAACACTTAGGGTCATTGTAGCAAAATCTAGCAAAATGGAAGAAACGCCTGTCTCTATCACGATATTCTGGTAGCCCGATGTCAAGTTCGTAGTAGTTTAGGTACATATAGTGCCACCCATCTATATATGTAGGCACACCGTTGTTAAAAAACCAATGACCATAGACACGTCTAAGCCATTCTTGCTTTATAAACTGTATTTCGTTTTTGTAGTATTCGGGTTGTTCCTCTATCTTGGCCCAAATTTCATCTTGAGTCAAAAAGAAACCATCTTCATCCTGAGCGTTCTGTAGCTCAAATAGTTTTACAGGTATTTGTGTACGCTCAAATCTTTGATCTTCAGCCTTTTTGCCAAATCCTGCTATAAGATTCCAATCAGGTTCGTCAGGCATTTGAACAGTTATAGTATCTAGATCTGGGTCTTCTTCGTTGAATAATATAAACCTATCGGACTTTTTGTAACCCTCAAGTACTTTTGGTTTAATACCAAACCTTTTGTATTTTTTATAGATTTCTAGTTCCTTACTCATCTGAAAGATCTACTTTACCCTTTTCCTTTAATTCGTGAGCTATATCTTCTGGACTTAATCTTAACTTGTCATTGTTAATTGATTTGTACAAAGACTTCATAAGACCTTTGTCCTGATCATTTTGCAATACATCGTTCATTGCTTCTTCGTAAGCCTCTTTTGTTTTTTGAAGATCAGTAATTTTAGCAACTTGGCCTAGCAATACTTCTTTCATAATCTGAAAGTACATTGCTTCTAGCAAAACAACGTGAGCATACCCTACATTACAATGTAGTTTAATAAACGCCACTATCATATCGGCAACCTTATGATTGCGTCCCTGCAAAACATCCTCAACTTCCTTGTTAAATGTCTTGCCCTCCAGCTCATAGCCTGCGTCTATAATTGCCCTAACCTTTCTTTGGGTTATGTCTTTATATTTAACTCGATAAGGTGAGTTTTTATCGTATACATATGCTATGTATTTGATAATTTTATTTGTGTCTAATGGCGGAGCTAATTTTTTCTCAAACTCAGAATATAATTTAAGTTCAGGGAATTGAGTAAGAAAACTCTTGCTCATATCGGCCTCAAACACATTAAACATTAACCGTTTAAAATCGTCTGGTGTAAATTCCATTATTGCAAATTTAACTATTTAAATTCATTATAGGTTAATTATTGCTTGATTTTGTTTCTAGCAACTAATAATGATAATGGTTTAGCATTGTCTATTAATGCCTTTTTAGCAAACAATGGCACCTCTAATTCTTCTATTGTATTATTGCGATTAATCAATAATTTACCAGTTGGATATTGATTGCTAGCTTGAAAAACTATATAATCATCATCAATGAAATTTTTGGCAGTTATTTTATTAGCATAAGTTTTGACTTGTATGCTAAGTTTTGTGTATGGTATATCATACAAATCTAATATCTGTTTAAACAAATCTTGGTAAAAGTTTTTTGTTTTATATCGTTCAAAATCTGTATGGAGTGTTACGTTTAAATGACCGCTCAATAAATAATATTTTGTAGTTTGTTTGCTTACAACCATAGCTTTCCTAAACATAAGCTCTTTGATTACTCGCCTTTTTTTACGCACCATATAATAAAGCCTACCACCAGAATTGCAATGGTAACCTCTATCAATACCTACATATTGTGCTAGGTCATGAAGTTCTTTATAATTATCTGTAGGGTTGTCGCTAAAAAATATATTAAAGTCCGTATAGATCATTCTTTCATATATTCATTGATTAATTTAACAGCCATATCTAAACTCCAACAGAAGTGGGCTTGATACCCTTTTGACTTTAAAGTTCTTAAAGCACGTTCCTGCTCTTGAAGATGGTCGTAAATCTCAATAACCTTTTTCTCCTTATTGGTAACTTTGACTACCTGTTTCTTAAGTTCACCGTTTTGTTTGTACGGTGTTTCTTTTTTTAGTTCCAAGGCTAATCCATGAAAACCATTTCTAGGTTCTAATATTAATAAGTCAGGACATGAAAAGTTTTTCTTTTGGATTGCTTTATTTCTAACACGCTGTGGAACGGTTAGATTAATATTAGAGATTGAGTCAGAATAGAATATAGCCTCTGGGTATTGCATCTCCAAAAACTTACATACGGCTACCTGTAGTTTGTACTCGTTGTGGTTCATCTTTGTCTTAGCTCTATTTCCATGTTTCTAATTGGAATGCTTAAGTCATACCCACACTCATTCATCGTAAAATCCCAATAAAGGCTTACAAAATCTCTGAACCTTGGATGTGACTTAAACTGTTTTACACATTTAAATCCCAAATGTCTAGAATACCATACAAGATTTCTATTGAACCTGTACATCTTCTTTAGATTCGACTGCATATATCAAGCAAGATTGAAGTCTCCAATATGGCTCGTCACCGTTAAATGATTTGTGGTCGTCTGCTTCTAGCGGAACGTCAATAGACTTGTCCACATAAATAACATCACCAGGGCTTACTTGTATATCATAGTATACACCGTTCAAATATTCTTGGTTAGGTTTACCTACGTAACAAACCTTGATTTTTTTCTTGTTTGTCTTGGTTAGGTGATCAGGAAGCTCAAGATACTTAGATGTCAATGCTTTTTCAATTGGCTGGCACAGTACATAACCGTTCAACATAATTACATTGTATATCTTTTCGCCATCTATAACAATAGACAACTGTTCTTTTTGCTCTTTAGTTGGGGCTGTTGTGTTTACCTTCCAAAACACATCCTCTTCAGTCTTGGTCCATCTGCGCTTTGCAAGATAGATCATACTGTACGGACAGAAGAAGTATTCTTGGTCGTCTAGGATAAACGCACGCTTATCATCGCCAAACGCATTAACGTAGGCCATGTAGTGAATGATAACCTCGTCGCCAGCTCTTAACTCCATGTCACACTTCCAATCCATAGTGTGAGGCTTAGGCAATGGCTTGCCTGTTCTGTCTCCTATGTCTGTTGAATAACCGAAGATTAGTCTGTCTGGAACGCTAACAACCTCGCACACAACATTACTGTGTCTTTCAACAGCATAGCTAGTGTCTAATTGTAAAATCTGTCCTCCTTGTAATTTGATCTTTGAATTGTCCGCTTTTACCTTTAGCAGAACAAAATTATTTAATGGCTTTACTCTCATGTGGGTAGTATTCTTTGTAAAAATAGTCTGGCTTTAATTTTAAGTACTCGAACTTGTGTTCCTTTTTCAATCGATCACACTCATCTTTATAGATGGTGTTAAATGCGGTAAATAGCTCCATGTAAGATAAGCCGTTCTCGTCGAACAATAATCCTAGGAACTCCATCTCAATAGGTAAGAACGTAGATATCATAATCTCCGTCTCCTTTGCAAACTTACGTTTGGTTTCTCTGTTTTGAGCATAGAACAACACCTTATAATATGGAGGCTCTATGACACCGTATATTGTTTTCATGTAATAATGTAAAAACTTATAAATCCATTTGGCCCATCTGGTGGTGGGTTGTCTTTCTTCTTTTTGGTCTTTCGTTTCTTTTTTGGGTACCCTCTATACTCGAAGCCGCTACCTTCCTTTTGCTCAATGTCTCTATCCTTTATGCGTCTGGGTCTCATCTTGGTAGTCTGAGAACACAACTATCTGATTATTAGGTACTTTGGCTATTAATTTGCCGTCAAAATAATACTCAGTGTAGGTGTCCTTATCCCTATATTGATTAAATACAAACTTAACCAATTTATCTGAAACGTGTACCTCTGCCACGATGTTTTTCTTTTTCATAGCAAAGGTTTGGTATGAAGAATTTACCAATGTATTATAACTTGACATACCTGTTTATTGGCTCTTGGCTTTTCTCCTTGTACCTTTCCATTAGCTCGCCTATAACCTGCGGTATTTTGTACGGATCAATGTCGGTCATGTCTGCTGACACTTTCACTGGCACCGCTACCCCAAGTGTAGGTATGCTAAATGTTACGCTAATCTTCCATTGGTTTGGTACCAAGTGAAAATCTTTAAGGATAGCACCCTCAGCGCTATTTACTTCAAAGTCATAAAACTTATCCAAGTCAACAAGCTCGTCGTAGATTCTCTCTGACTGATCTTTTGTGATAGGATAGATTTCTTGGCTAGAGCCATAGATTTCGTCATAGGCCATATACTCAATAGCCCATCCGTACTCCTGTTTTCTTAATTTGCCTTTCATTTTTCTATTGTTAATGTACTGTTTTTGTGAATTTTAATTTGGTCTGTAGCGTAGTGTCTCACTATTCCGCCCTCACATAAAACCACGCACCATATATCATTTTCAAATGGACCAGAGTCAGATACGTATATGGCGTACCCATCCTTGCCTCCTTCTACTATTACTGGTATTGGTCTTGAAAATTCTAACATACTATACTAAATCATCGCACCATATTGGTGTCTTTGGTCCTAAGTCTACGTTGGCAATCTTTGAGTCAAAAAAATCTAACGCCTCGTGGTGATCCATGTCACCAGATCTCATTAATATATGTATACACTTTTTAACTGAGTATATAATCCTTAACGAGTCCATCTCTATTCCCAAAACCGCCCTGTCAAATCCGTTAGCAAATACTAACTCCTCTCCTGCGTAATCAGTCATTATTTTGTCAACTAACTTCATCCGATGCAAATATACAAAAAATTTTTCATAGTAATTTTTTTTCTATGTGTTTAACAATCTCATCTACAGCCTTTAAGATTCTTCTCTTAGATGAAGTAGCTGAAAAACTTTTGGGGCTGCTGTATCCAAATATCATTGCTAGGTCTTGTTGTTTAAAGTACTTCTTATATGGTCTTTTCTTTTTGATCGTATTTTTTATCATAATATTTCTCTGGTGAAACGGCTACGTTTATTCTGTTGCATCCGCAGGTACATATACTGCTTGACGCTAAACAGTGATTAGCCATTTGTATCATCTGCTTCTTTTCTTTTTCTATTAATGACTGCGCTTTTTTAAGGCAGTCGTGTAGGTCTGTTGCTGCGGTCTGAGCCTTAAGCCAGTCCACATATTCTTGCATAGTAGTTTTCATCCTGCAAAGTTAATCTCTTTCTATAGACATTATTGCAAAGCATAAAATTATAACAAGCACAAATATCGCTAATTGCTCTACGCTACTCTCCATATGTATCTATATAATATTGTTCTCCCCAATAGTTTACATCCTCGTCGTTTAAGATGCCATCTTTTTTGCCCTCGTCATACGCCTCGATAAAGGCATCCTCTTCTCTTTGCAAATAGTGATTGACAAAGTCAAGTGGCAACTTAAGCCCTCTGATCTCCAGCTCGTCTATAAAATCCTCTAGTGGTGTTGTTCTTGTTTTCATATCCACCAAGTCTCCATTTCCTGCTCCATAATTTTAAATAACAATTTAACCGCCTTATTGTGTTTAGATCTGCAAGCATCTACCAAATCAGTCGCTATGCTAATGTCAGTTCTAATCTGCTCGTAGTGAGGCATCCAATAAAAGTCACTCTGAATCCTGTCAATCAGTTTGATGCATATTTTAATCCTGCTCTCCCTGTGAAAGTTTCCATGCTCCCTGTGCAAACTCGCCATTCCCTCCAGCTTGAACTTAAGAATGTCAAGCATAAAGGAGTAGTCATAGTTTCTGTCTGACCAAATAAGCCTAAACCACTTGATCAAATTTTTGACCCCATAGAATAGACTGTAGTGCGCATAAGGCAGTTCCCACTTGACCCACCTATATATTGCCCAATATGTATTTTTTATTTTACTCATTCCAATTAAAATCTTCTATAAATAATGGTGTGTACTCACCGCTATATAAACTAAATAAATTTACCTCCAATATTTCCAAAGCCTCCTCTAAAGATACGCCTTCCTGATCACTCAATATTTTAGCGCACTTATTTCTAGAATAAACCACCACTAGTGTATGTGGACATATTCCGATAAGGGCATCATCAAACCCATCCACAAATAGCGGCCCATCCTCAACGTGACCTGCGTAGTGCTCCTCAATTAACCCCTTGATGCTCATTCTTAATTTGTTTTGCTTGTTCTACCAATTCTTGAAAGTCCTCTTCATAGCCCTCTATGCAAAGAAAGCCATTTTCTTCCAGCTGACTTACCAGCCAATCGATTGCTTCAGATGTATTATTCATTCTTCTATTTGTATTCTAACTTTGTCTATCAATATTTTAAACTCCTCATCAGACATCCTTTGAGGCTTATTAAGATACATAATAGGTAGTAACTTTGTACCAGAGATGGCATAAACCACCGCCGCATCAATTTTTGAGAATGATCTGTCTATACAGTATTTAACTGTTTGTCTTTGTTCCATAGTCATTTATGCAATTTTTACAGTATTTAGGTAATAGTATCCCTGGGTTGTCTTTAAGGTTCTTAAGTTGAAAGTCAGACAGCTGAGCGTGCTTTACAATTTCCGCCCCACATCCGCTGCACAAAATGCTGTATTTGTTACCTTCCTTCTTAAAGCTAACTTGGTTCATAGTATACCTATAACTCAATAACCCATTTAAGTATTTCAATCTTACCCTCTAAAACAGCCTTAGCCTCAACCAGTGAATCAAAGTAAGCATCACTAACTATATCAGCCTTACCAGCGCTCCTAAGGTGTTTAGTAATAAGAGTATTTACCTGATCCATATCAAACTCAATCTGATGGATTAATTCAACAATCTGCTCTGTTGTTTTCATGTGGGAGCAAATATATATTAAAAATCCAACATATACTATAGTATTAAAAAATAATTTATGTGAAGCAAACTGAAGCAAACGGAAGCAAAACATAGCAAATTTTGCATGATAATCAAGCAGTTACGTATACCATACACCCCTTTTTACTACACCCACCCCCTGTTTTACATAACCCACCCACCTCATTTAAGTTATCAACAGCCTATTTGGCAAAAAGTTGTCTCCACCGTGTGGCAAGGAAAGCCTATGCTGGATTTTTGATACCTAAGTTATTCACAAAAGGGGTATGTACTGAATGTAATAACCTAGATCTAAGTGTGCTGGTGGGGTGACATACATAACCTGCCATACCTGTAACTGCCTAAAAAACAAGAAGTTACGATAGCACCCACCCCCTATTTGTTTTCCAAAACTTTAGCCCTTATGTATGCTCAATAGGGATGCCTCAATAATTCAAGCCCAAAGCAAAGCGGATGCAAAAAAGCCGATAGAGTGGGGGAGGGGCTAAACGGAAACCCAAGCGAGAGTAAGGCAAACGCTTGACCCACAGAAATAGAGTGGTTAACATAATGTTGATTATAAGACAGATTGTGTGACAAATGAACCAACGCCAAACCCCCAATAAAATAAGGGGTTGTACGCCAGATCTGGCATTGAAGCCCTACTCTCACAAGGGTTTTGCCTGGCGGAAGGGTCTAAAAGCGTTGAAAACAAAGGGTTTTTTAACTGAGAGAATCTTGTTTCCCTCACAAACATTGTGTCTATCGTAAAATTGGAAAAATTTTCACCCTATAAATACTATATTGTTTGTACATTTGCGATTCATATAGTAAAGACTATGGGTAAAAAGAGCATAAAACAGAGGGCATATATGGTTGAGCCTATTGGTAAATGTAGTTATCCTATGCCTACAGATTCAATGACAAAGGATGAGGCTTTAGCCTTATTGCATAGTATCCCTATTCGTTATATAATGGATTGTAAGAAGGTTAAGAACGCTTTAGAACGAAGGGATGCGAAAGTCAAGGCAGTTAGTGAGGGGGTTGTCTATGGCAAACAATCTTTGGCCTTTGGGTATTTAGTGTCTATGGTATTGAAATACCTTTGGGATGTTAGGAGTAAGGTTGAGGGGTTAAAAGGGTTGACCGATAGGCACTTTGAAATACTGCTCAATGCTTGGGTAGTTTGTAGTTTAAATGATGGGGTATTTAAACGCTCACAATTGCTAAAGATTAAAAAGACAGATAAGAAATACTTTGCCCAATTGTTTAGGGAGTTGTTATACTTTGGTCACTTTGTTGAGTTGTCCGCTTTGGAGGTCAATAACTATACTAATAAGATAGTAAGTCCCCACGCTTTTGCTCATAGGTTCTATAGGCTATCAAGAGAGAGTTCAAATGCCCTTGATGAGTTCAATATTTTGTTTGCGAAAATCTACAAAGATGCCACAACTAATTTTTGGCAAAATGACCTTGAGAAACTATAAATTTTAGTCAAAAAGCTGGTAATTTGGATCGATTTTTTTAAACTTTTTTCGGCTGATTTTCAGCGAGTTGCAAATTATTTTCAATTTTTTTTATGTGAGTATTTGTTTATATGATTTCTATAACTTTATCTTTGTTGCCGTTAAGATAAATTATTATGAACACAAAATCAATCACCCTAACTAACGGCGACACATTCGCACACATTGACGCTATTACCTTCCAACCAATTGACAAAGGTTATTTAATCACCCCTAATGGCCAAGCCTTTGAGCACTTTAATGACGCTCAACAATACTATGCTGATATGCCATATGGTGCGGATGCCCACATAGTTGCATTTGATGAGCAAAGCCTACACAACTATGTAATCTATGAGAATAGGTATTTATACCTTAATGCCGTCTATTCTACTGAGATTAAGTTTGCTTCTGAAGTTACCAATAAAATCTATGACCTTTATTGTCAAGGTTTGGCTATTAGACAATCTTGGAGTGATGATATGGCCGATGACGAGCAAGAAGTATTTGACAATTGGTGCAATAAAGTGTGGTCAACTATAGTGGCTACAGATGACGAAGAAATATTGTGGCTTCGTATGAGTGCTCAAGAAATTTTAATCTACAACCTTGAGACCTTGACTAAACTATTAGCCCCTAATGTGCACGATATATTGGAGTTCAACGAGTGGTTAGAAAGTGACAATGTAGTCTATATTGCCGAAGAGCAATACTACACTACCCACGAGGCTCAATACAACGATAGAAAGACCTTAAAAGAAGTGTTCATTTACTTCATCATTTCATTTGTAATCGCTCAATAATTAACCCCTCATTTTAAACCCTTAATCCCCCCCTATAATATTATGAACTACGATAAATTAATCACACTTTTTTTCAAGCATAGTGCCTATGAATATTGCCTTAATTTAGTAAATGATGCCCCTAATGACCTTGAGTACAATAGATGGCGTAAGGTTGCTGACCAAAAGCATATCCATTACATTGAGTCTTTGCAAGACTTAACCCCTAACGAGCGTAAAACCCTTGATGCTTTAGTCCTTTTAGATGACGGAGTCTTGACATCTTGGGATGAAGTAAATGGTGCATTGGAAGTCTTGACGGCTACAAATGACAACATTGATTTATTGGCTCGTAACTTTATGGATACACTCAATGAATCCTATAACCTTGATGACTCCCAACCTATTGACCTTGACGAATACATAGCCCAATACCAAGTGAATGCCAATGACGGCTATTGCCCATTCGATAACTATGAATGCTTTACCTTAAACCTAATCTCTAAACAATACGATAAACTATTTTAACCCATCCTTAACCCTTAACCCCAAATACCAAATATTATGACAACTGAAATAACTAAAGAATCGCTTAAAAACTGGTCTCGTGAAGATATGATTGCGTGGCTTGAATGGAATGACCACAACGGCACTTACAACGATGAAGATAGCCTCGCCGAGTTCGGTGAGGTTATCACAAGAGAGGAAGCACTTGAATGTATGTTAAGACAACTTGAAATCGAAAATTTTTAAACCCCCTTTGCCAGATCCTACAATAATTATGGAAACAATCACAATAAACTCCCTCGAACTTGCTTCAGAATTGGCTCACCAACGCCTTGAGCAAGACCCTACATTGTCACAAATCTATGTGAACGATACCGATGCTATAACATACTATACCGATGAGGCTCAAGACCTATTCAATGAATGGTATGACTATTACTTGACCGCAATTGAAAACTGCCGTTATGCATAACCCCTTAAACCCTTATACAATTATGAACACAAAGCAAACCACACGAGAAAAATTAATTGATGCAATCTTTGACTTTGCATCAGATGAAATTGCAAAAGTAAGTGACGCTAAAAAGTATGCTAAAATGAGCGAAGAACAATTAATAGATGAACTAATCGACATAGCGGAATACTTTAGGACTAATTAACCCACTCAAAGCGTTTTGGAATAAAGGGTGGTTCGATTCCACCCACGCTTTCAAATTTAAACATCAAATTAATATGAACACAAATCACAACACAAGACAACTTATCTTAGAGGCAATCTTTGGATTATCTACTTATGACATTAACTCAGTTGATGAAGCAAAACGCTACGCAATGATGAGCGATTATGACCTTGTAAAAGAACTTATAAGCATAACCAATCACTACAGAGTGGCTTTCGATAATATTGAAATCGAATATCCTATGTACACAAAGGACGGCTCAAACTATTATGCCATTATAAACGAAAATAATACCATTCAGCTGGATGTATATAACAACGCAATTAGCACATATTGTTATATAGTTGGCGAAGATTATGACAAAATAAGCGAAGCCGAGTTTAACGCTAAATACCAAGAAACACTTGATGATCTGGCGAAGTCATTACAATTTTAAAAATAAATTTTTTTATATCAAATTTATAATTTAATATTGCCCTATGAATAATTCAATAACCAACTCAATCGCTCAAATCGAAAGTGCTAAGGCACTCCTTAAATCTGAAGGCTACTATGTAGATAACCTATGGTCAATCGATGACATACAGGGCTTATATGACTGCTCAGATAGTGAGGCATACGATATCTTGGATGTCGTTTTCAGTCAATCTGAAGCCGTTCATACTGCCATTGCTGAAGCCATTGATGAAATCACTTTAGACAAACAAATTAAAGCCCACTAATATGACACAAGTTAACCCATCATTTATTCAAATCGTTGATGCTTTAGAGAATCAACTATTAGACAAAGCAAAGTCAATCTATAGCACTTTAACTGGTCAAGAGCAAACCGATTTTGCCGAATGGCTTGATGACACATACCACTATGAGCAATATGACAACGACGACTTTGAAACCTTAACCTCAACCCTTAACTTTTTAAACAATTAATATTATGCAATACCAAGCAATCATCACCAAAACAACTCAAACCATCGTTGACATCGATGCTGACAACTACCAAGATGCTAAAGACATTTATATGGCTATGGCTAAAAATGGGCAAATAGATCTGGCAGAGCTGGAGCAAAACAATGTAGTCGATGGCAACACTAAAATAATCCTTAGAGGTCAAGAGCCTAAGCGAGTTCCTCTTGATATTGATGTACTCCCAAACCAATTATATATTGATATCTTAGAGGAGTTCAAAAAGCAATATAATTTATCAGATGATGAATATGTAATTAGTTGGGACATCTCGGCTACAATTGATGTGAATGGTGGCTTTGAAGTATCTGACTCAACAGAAAATGAGCAGTCGGAAGATTATGTAAGCATCTATAAGGATGGCACTAAAGTATACGAAGGCCAAACCTTTGGACGAGAGTGCTCTATAACTGGCGAAGGTATGGATGAGGGATGGGTAGTCAATGGTGGCCATTACTACTTTAAATACGAGGCCGATGCTGAGGCATTTGTTAAGCGTGAGTGGGGTATGACTTTAGAAGAGGCTTATGACGATGACAAGGATACAAGCGATGGCTTTTATTGGACAGAGTTCGAGGACTCTCAATATGTAATCGTGGATGGTAAATTAACCGATGTCGATGAACTCGAAATTTCAAACCAAGATAATACGACTCCATTCAAACTACAAAACAAAGAGGTTTTAACCATCACGAGCTGGGATGTTGAATACGATAACAATGAGTATACCATCACCCACAATCCCGATCAATCTTTAGCGGAAGAGTGGACAATTATATGCGATTACGCTTATGTTACCGACAACGAACTTAAAACTCAATTAATAAACTTTTGCAAATCAAACAACAACTAATATGAATACTTACATTATTACATTCGGATTTAACAACGATGGCGAATACGAGGTTCAAAAATCTAAGCCAATCAAAGCAGAAAGCGAAAACGATGCTTGCTGGGAACTGCAAGATTGCTTTGAAACCTACGAAGGCATATCTTGTCACATTATTTCAGTAGAACAAATTTAACCCTTAAACAAAAAAAATATTATGAACCAAAACCAGTTAACATTAATCGAGGTTTCAACCTCAGCATTCAATGAAGAAAATTTTATCTTATTAACAAGTTTAGACTTTAACCAAATCAAAACTACATTAAAGCCAATTAAGGATAATGGCCAGGACTATGACAACTATGATTTATGTATTGCTTTAGAAAAGGCATACCCAAATGAGACCATTATTATGTATCCTAATTTAGAACAAATTTCAATTTAAAACCCTTAAACAAAAAATACAATTATGCCTAACTATTGCAACAACCGATTACAAGTTTCTGGCGATGCCAAAGAACTTAAAAAGTTTCTAAAGATTGGACTTAAAACCGAGCCAATGCGTTACAAAGAAAATGAGACTGAAGTTGTGTGGAGAATGTCCGCATACTATCCAACGCCTGAACCATTAACACGAACAATATCTCCAGCTCGTGACGCTAAATGGGTCAATGAATATGAGGTAAACCACGCTCAAAAAATGATTGATACTCAATCTGAAAGGATTGCTAAGATTAAAGCCGATTTACAAACCGCTCCGAAGAATGAAATAGATTCTTTATTATATATATTGGAAGAGGCACAAAAGCCTATCACAATACCCGATCTGGTGGCTTGTGCTAATGGAACTGAAAAGGACAGAAAGGCTTTGATTAAGAAGTATGGCACTGACAATTGGTACGATTGGAATATCAATAATTGGGGCACTAAATGGGATTGCACATCAGATAATTATAGCATCGATACTAATGAGTTCGTTGCCTATTTTGACTCTGCTTGGTCACCCCCAATTGCGTGGCTTGAGTATGTAGTTGCCAAGTTCCCTAAGTTAAACTTTAAGTTGACTTATTCTGAAACTGGGGTTTGGTTTGCTGGCGTAGCCTATTCTGAAAATGGCGAAGTTTGTGAAGAAACAGGCGAGCCTATGTGGTTAAATGACAATGGCGATGAGGTTGAGTGGGATTCTGATAGAGATAGTTATGTAGACTCTAAAGGTAACTTATTTGATGATGCCACAGAAATTAATCCATTCGATGACTTTGAAGCCAGTTGGGAGCGTAGTATTGTTGATGAGACTTTGGAGTGGCGTAACCAATTGACAACTATGGTTAACTCTATGACCTTCGATGAACTTTTATACATTACCAATACAATTAACAGAGAATTATACGCTGATGTAGAAGAGGCTATTCAAGACAAGGATATTGATAGGGTTAAAGAACTCAATGATATAACCATTAAGGTTCACAACTTTGCTGATGTTAGAGCAGAGAAATTTTTAAAATCAAAAAAGAAAAAATAATATGACAAATACACAATATAGCCACGACACATACATAGCCAATGTTCGCTATGTGCAAATCAAAGTAGGAGTTTACTCTTTAAATATCACTCTTAAGAATGATCTGGGAGTTGTAAAAAAATATAAGACTACAACCACCGATTTATATCTTATTGATGATATGAGGGACAATGACGACGACATTAAATGGGGGGCCAGGCAGAGAGCCATAGAGCTGGTATGCAAAAAGAATCAATTGCCCGTACTATTTTACCATAGAGACAACGCCACAATTCAAGTTTCCTTAGATGTATGATTTGGAGCAAAAGCAATTTCAACACTGATGCACATAAAGTATTGCCCAATGGCGATACTCTATGTGTGATGTGGATTAACCAAAGCAAAATAGTAGTCAACCATAATGAACAATACGAAGCAATTGAGATAGCATATAAAGAACGAAAAGGCTATGGATTAGATGGGGAATTATTTGAAGGATTCTTTTTTATTGACTCATTCCATTACCTTACAGATTTAAAATAAAAATTTGCATAGTAATATAATAATGTTATATTTGCAATCAACCACAACGATATTAATAAATACAATGAGCAAAGTAAAATCTTATACCAATAGCATGATGAGTCTAATGCCTCAGTTAAAGAGTGGCGACTCATTCTTAACCGAAATAGCACCACAGGTAGTAACTGCATACGCAAAGGCACACAAGACAAAAGTAACTACAGAGCAATGCGTCCTGATCACAAGTTATAAAAAGGATAAGCCAGAACTATCTAAAGTAACTAAAGTAACCATCATATGAGCAATTCAGAAATCTTTTATAGCATTATGTTTATCCTATTTACAATATTAGGCGTAATAGAAATCTATAAGGAAAACAAAAAGGATGATATATAAAGTAAATGATATCGTTGAGTGGCGTTCGTTTAAGGTTCTTGATAGATGGGGGCAAGGCACTATATATAAAATAGTAATTAAAAAGCGTGTCACCGAATACCACATCAAGACCAGCTTAGGAGGCATCCACTCAGAGATAGTCAGATACTACGAGGATATTAAACCAATTAATAATAAAATATAATTATGTCAAGAAGTAACAACAACAACGACCAATTAAAGAACCCTTCAAACAGATGGTTTGAATGGGACTCAGACAAAAGCACAATCAAGTATTACGACAAAGAAGAAAAGAAACACATCTATTTGAAATTGCCGTTTACATTCCTTGTGCTTGATCAAACGGCCACCATCACTGGTTACAATGAGCCAAGCGAAAGTGGTATCTACTCTAACGAGGTAAAGTCAACTAAGAATGACAAGTTAGTTGTCAAGGCTTTTAAAGGTGGCGTATTAGCCAACGGAATTTATCAAGACATTAAAGACTCAGTTAAGTCTCAAGGTGGCAAGTTCACATCGAATGTGTACATTGCGTACAAAGAAGGCAAGGCTTATGCTATGGGTTGCCTACAATTTAAAGGTGCATCACTACAAGCGTGGTCTGATTTCTCACGCAACCACAAAGGCTCTATTATGACTAAGGCTATCGAGATAGCATCATTTGACAAAGGCAAAAAGGGTAAGGTTGAATACACAACTCCAGCTTTTACCTTAAGGGATGCATCAGAGGAGGCAAATAATAAAGCAGTTGAGATGGATAAATTATTACAAGAATATTTTGAGTCTTATATGGGTAAACAGGAAGAGCCAATTAAGTATGATGTTCCGACTCAAATAGTTAATGAATCAAAGTCATCTATATTCGAGCCAACGGATTTGGAAGATGATGGCCTGCCATTTTAAGATAAGGGGAATTTTAAGCCAATAATACAATGAAAGTTTTAAAAGTTAAGATTAGAGATTACAAGGTAATCAAAAATCTCGAGAAAGAAATCAATGGGAACAATATTCTGTTGCTGGGAGACAACGGAGTAGGTAAGTCATCCTTTATTCAATTCATCGAACTTGCACTTGGTAAGACAAGTGACTTGCCTGAAGTTAGATCTGGCGAGGGTCAAGTTGTGGTTGATAAGGATGGTAAAGAATGGACATTCAATGTCGAGTTTAAGAAAGGCAAACCACAGATTACATTAGTAAGCCCTGAAGGGTTTAAGGATACACGCAAGAGTGTGTTGGCTAATGTAGTGGGTGCAATGGATTTCGACATTGATGAGTTCGTTGAATTGTCAGACTCAACGAGTGGTCGCAAAAAGCAAATAGAGATTTACAAATCATTTTTGCCTCAAGAGATTAGAGAGTTTATGGCATCCCAAGAAGCGAGAGTACAGAAAGCATACGATGAGAGAACCGAAAAGAACAGAGAGGCTAAGATGTTGGAGGGTTATTTAGCAGAGCATCCATTCAAAAAGATATTTGATATGCCTGATCGCCCAATCGACACTAAGCAATTGACTGAGCAAATTGAGTCAGCACTTGAGCACAATAAGAAAGTGTTATCGGTGAAGGAAAGATTAGCCCAACGCCAAAATGAAGTGCTGATTCTAAACGCTCAGATTAAGGAGTTGGAAGACAAGCGTAAAGAGCTGGAGAAGATGAATGAGAGTGCTAATGATTGGTTAAGTACAAACACTGAGGTTGATGTATCGTCATTGATGGCACAAAAGGATAGTGCATATGAAATTAATTCAGCGTTCGATAAGAGGGATGACTTTTTAAAGCAGAAGGCTATACTTGAATCACTAAAGAATGATAGCGGTGAATTGACTGCATTCATTGAGTCAAGCAAACAAGCCATCGAGGATGCCATCAGAGATTGTGATGTTATGGTGGAAGGGTTGACCTTTGATGCCGATAGTTTAATCTACAATGGCATACCAGTTACAAGCCACAATCTATCGTCATCAGAGATAATGCACTTAGGTTGCAAATTAAAAATGGCTGAGAATCCGAATTTGGGCATACTATTTATCCAAAGAGGCGAGTCATTAGGGGCTAAGAGATTAAAGGAGATACAAGAGATGGCTCAGAAGTATGACTGGCAGATTATAATGGAGCAAGTTGACAGAGGTAACGAAAAACTAACAATCGAAATAATGCAATGAGTAACATAGCACAACTTCAGACCAAAACAATTGACTATTGCAGTGCAGTAGGTATCAATCCAATCGAGTTCGCCAAGTGGTTGAACTACATTAGACAAGAAAATCAAACCAATTATATAAACAATTTAAACAATGACAACAAAAGCAGATTATCAAAAAAACACTAAGACCTACAGAGATGCATTAGTCTTAACCAAATTACTTAGAGACCACTTCTTAAAAGTTAACGGCTTTGAAGTAGCCGAGATTAGCAAGTTCATGAAACAAAACAATGTAAACAACAATGTGTTTTATTACATGGCTAGCGCTGGCTTCTTAACCAAGATTACAAGAGGCGTGTACAAAGTTAATAGCAATGACTTCTTTGCCTTAGAAGACAGAGAGATTGCAAGCCGAGTAGACAAAGAATCGATCAAGGTAAGACAGCAGTTAAGAGAGGCCATCGAGGCTAAGACTAAGGCTAACACTAAAGCCAATGCTATGGACTTTGAGAGAGCAGTTCAGATTATCAAGTCAATGGGTGGCAAAGTATTGATGCCGACATCAGAATACAAGGAGGTGTAATATGTTTGCCAAGATAGTAGCATTTTTTAATACCACTAAGGAAGTTAACCCAAAGCTGGAGGAAAGTATTTCTAAAGCAAAGGCTCAAAGGAAAATAATCCTACAGTTGTTTGAGGCAAATCCTGATCGATTGTATAGTGGCTCAATGGTACAAAAAGAGACTGGCTATTTAATTGTTAGTTGTAGGCGTGTAATTACTCTCTTAAATCAAGAAGGTAAGATTGTGAGAATAGGCAAAACAATTTGTCCAGAAACAAACAGCAGTGAGTACACATATGTGCTCAGAAAGTAAAACACTTAGGCACTTATAAGGTTCATAATAAAAAAAAGTTTAAGGTATAAGGGGTGAAGTGCCACCCCTTTTTTAACCCCCTATGAAAAAATTCTCAATTAAATTAGATACCTATAAGTATATAGAGGACCTAACCGACGAGCAATTAGGCCAGCTATTTAGGTCTTTATATGACTACCATATCAATGACACTACAATTGCTCCAAATGGTTTAAAGATATTGCATACTATGTTTATAGATGCATTCCAAAAGGACAAAGAAAAGTCAGACAAGATGCGTGAGAATGGGCTTAAAAACACGAAGCAAATCAAAGCAAAACAAAGCAAAAGCAAGCAAAATCAGAATGATAATCAGCGAGTTACGATTGAACAGAGAAGGCAAACATTCACAGATAGTTTAAAACCATATGTTGAAAAGTATGGTAAGGATATGCTAAATGACTTCTATCGATATTGGTCAGAGCCTAACCAAAGCAATACTAAAATGAAATTTGAACTTGAGAAAACCTGGTCCATCAGTATGAGATTAGAAACTTGGGCTAACAGAAACAAACAATTTAACAACAACAAACCACAAGAAAGAGAAATTATAATACCAAAGATATGACAGAATACGATTACATAAACCCAGATCATTACAAACAAAACGACAAAGAAGTATGGCGAATGATGGTTGACATTTGGGGCCTAGAGGCTTTTAAGTTGCACTGCCAAATGTGTGCGTTCAAATACAGAATGAGATTAGGCAACAAGCCTGATCAACCAATTGAGCAAGACTTAAAGAAGGCCTTATGGTATGAGGCTAAGTTAAAAGAACTAAGTAAAAACAGATGCGACCAAGAATATAGAGAACTATGAAACCAAGACCTTGGGATGAGGATATAAGAGAATTGGAAATGTTTTTTAAATCACATAAACTTCCTAAAGGACCAATCAAATTAACCGAACAAGTTATAATTATGGATGTAATGCAGTTTCTTAAAAGCCACTTTGCAATAGTCAGAGAGCACAATGGGAACGAACGATATAGACCATACTTATCTAGATTACAACAATTTAAAAATCTATGAAATTACAACCACAAGCAATTGAAATTGAAAAGGTTATTTTAGGGGCTTTAATGCTAGAGAAAAATGCAATAGATAAAGTGCCTATGCTAAGACCAGAGCACTTTTATCAAGAGTGTAACTCATATGTATACCAAGCCATCCTTGACTTATCTGTTGAAAGCAGTCCAATAGACTTATTGACCGTTAGCCAACAACTTAAAAAGAATAAGACATTGGATGCAGCTGGAGGGATGACCTACCTTGCAGAGTTGACGGCTAAGACAACCTCAACGGCTAATATAGAATACCACTCAGCATTAGTAATACAGAAGTATAATTTAAGGGAAATTATAAGAGTGTCAAGCCAAGCGGCTGATATGGCATTTAATGAGAACGCTGACCCATTTGACATCCAAGCCACGATGCTAACAGATTTAGAGAAGACACAATTGAAAGGATCTGGAGAGGCTGTGTCATTATCCAAAGCGGCCATTGATTACATAAAGGAATTGGAAACCATTCAATCATCCGATAAATTGATTACGGGCATTGATACTGGCTACCATAAGATTAATCAGATTACTAATGGATGGCACGCTCCAAACTTGGTAATTATGGCGGGTAGGCCAGGGACCGGTAAGACAGCCTCAGCATTGAACTTTACCTACAATATTATAAAACAAAAAATACCCGTTGCATTCTTTTCTTTAGAGATGTCAACAAGGGAATTGATGGGTAGGCTATTGTCCATCTCAGCTGGGATAGGCTCAGAGAAGTTAAGGAATGCTGACTTGGGAGAAAGACAATGGCAAGAGATTCATAAGCAAAACTTTAATCTACCGCTCTATATTGATGACACTTCAGGGCTATCGGTGCTTGAGTTTAAGGCTAAGGCTAGAAGAATGGTGAGAAAGTATGGAGTGAAGTTTATAGTGGTTGACTATGTTCAGCTGATGACTGCCAATGTAAAAGGCAATCGTGAGCAGGAGGTATCCTTTATAAGCAGAACGCTTAAGATGGTAGCCAAAGAATTAAATGTGCCAATACTAGCCCTTGCTCAGCTGTCAAGGGATGTGGAGAAAAGAAACAACGGTAAACCAAGGCTTAGTGATCTTAGGGAGTCTGGTAGTTTAGAGCAAGATGCTGACATCGTTATATTCCTATACGACGAGAACGCTGACGATAAGAGTGTGCAATCAACCAAGATAGAATTTATATGGGCAAAGCATAGAAATGGTGCTTGCCTTTCAACAGATTTAGAATTTAACAAACCAACACAAAAATTTACAAGTATATTATGAAAAAATTAGAAGAACTGAGAATCGAGAACATGAGACTAAAACAAGAACTTATGATTTTAAAGAGACGAATGCAAGGCTTTAATATGTTTCCAACACCATTGAGAAGGTTTTCTGATGCCGAAGTGGCTAAAGAAGTAATCTGTGAGTTCTTTGGGATTAACATAGACACTAAGACTAGACAGTCTGATTATGTAAGGGCAAGGTATATGTATTTCTTTTGGGTAAGAAACAATACCCATATGAGTTTAGCCGAGATTGGCAAGTCATTAAATCTTATGCAAGACCATTCAACCATTGTTAATGCATTGAGAAAACATAGCGACGATTACGAAACTAATAAAGTATATCGTGAGCAATACGACAAGTTAGTTAACATAATAGAGGAGCATATCATTGAGCATCAAAAGCAATTTGGTATGACGAACTCTGAGTATTCTCAACATAGTTTTGAACCAGCTTTAAGTATGTAATTTATGAATGTACTAAGTCTATTCGACGGAATGTCCTGCGGTCAACAAGCCTTGGAACGCCAAGGCATTAAGGTTGACAATTACTTTGCCTCTGAGATTGATAAGTATGCCATACAGGTTACTATGGCTAACTACCCTAACACAAAACAATTAGGCTCTGTAATTGGCGTGGATGCCAGATCTTTACCAAAGATTGATTTGTTAATTGGTGGATCGCCTTGTCAGTCATTCTCATTTTCCGGTAAAAGAAAAGGTATGAGCACAAAGGATGAGCAAGAGATTGTTACTTTAGAGCATTACTTACAGTTAAGGGCCGAAGGCTTTGAGTTTGAAGGGCAGTCATATCTTTTTTGGGAGTATATGCGTATTCTTAACGAGATAAGAGAGACTAATCCCAATGTGCTTTTCTTGTTAGAAAATGTATTGATGGGCTCTAAGTGGGAAAAGATATTGACTAAGGCAATTGGGGTTGCACCCATTATGATTAACTCATCATTAGTCAGTGCTCAGAATAGACCTAGATTATATTGGACTAATATAGGATTAAACCCTATTGGATTATTTGGTGACCTTGTATCATCTATTCAGCAACCAACTGATAAGAAGGCTTTATTAGTCAATGTATTGGAGGATAAGGTAGATGATAAGTATTACCTAAGCCACGAAGTTAATGCAAGGTTTAAGTTTACGGATAACAAAGGGAATATAGTGGGCACGACAAGACCAGACTTTAGGACCATAGGCCAAAGGGATTGGGTGTTTGGTGAATACGGCAAAATGAGTTGCCTAACCGCAACAGATTACAAACAGCCTAAGCAAGTATTGCAAATGAAAAACCAAGGCCCTGATCAATTAAAGGTTAGGAAACTAACCCCAATAGAATGCGAGAGGTTACAGACAGTCAAAGATAATTATACTGCTTGTGTAAGCGATACACAAAGATATAAGATGCTAGGGAATGGATGGACTGTGGATGTGATTGCACATATTTTTTCTTATATTAGTTAATATTTTACATAATATAATTTTTTATTATTATATTTGCAATTAAATATGAAAAAGTCGCAACTCAATGAAACACAACCTATTATAAATGAAATACTTAGTAAGTTGAAGGCCAAGCATACCCATGCGAACGTTCACATCTATGGGGATGTGGTAGATTTCTACTATGGCCAACACTTACAGAGTATCGTTGAGGTAAGTTACATTGAGTTGCATGAGGCTTTGTTAAACAAAACAATTCCTAATAAAATTACTAAATTACTATGAATAACGAAAGAAGGCCAAGCGATGACTTGCAACCAGGCGAGCACGACCACGAAACAAACTTCGTTAACATACCTACGACATTTAACTATACTGTTTGGTATGTGGATGCGGCAGGTAACGACAAGTCTATGTCAGTGGTTGCTAGCTACGATGAGCAAGCCAAGTGGAGCGCAATTAGATCAACCGATGACATGAGATATGTCATTAGAGTAGACAAAGGAGCACCAATTAAATGAGAGTATCAGTATACAGACCAGCTGTCTTTGACGACGAGGGTGAGCAGTTAGACCCAGAAGGATGGGATGACTTAACCTTTATTGATTGGGGCCTAACTCCAGTCTCTAAGCAGGACAGTAACGGTGAGTGGAGATACCACTCTCAGACCATAGCACTTTGTAGGGATAACAGAGGTAAGGTATTTTTAGTAGACCCAGAGTTCATTACATTTGTAGATAAAGATTAAATATGTTCGATACACCAGATCAACCAGACAGTTTATACGACTCAGTTATAGAACTAGAGGAGTTTATTGACACTCACTTTGATGAGTGCGACTCTAATATTAAAGAGGAGGTTGTCAGTATTTTAGAGAACCTTAAGGATGAAGTACGAGAAGCAGAAAATAGCAATCAGTTTAATTACATGGTAACTATTGCTCACAATAAGGTAGTAGACATATTTAATAGACATGTAGACATTACCCAACCCCCTTCCCATTAGAACAGGGCGAATAGGAATCTTGTAAGGGTGCACACCTGCAAGGTGAATTGGGTGTTTTTAAAATTAATTTGTAATTATGCTTGCGTGTTACAAATCTATTTTGTACATTTGATAAAATTTTAAATGTATGAAAATATGTGGTAGATGTAAAACGGAAAAAGAATTATCCGATTACAACAAAAACAAAAGAACCAAGGATGGTGTTCAGCGAATTTGCAGAACCTGTCAAAGAGAGAGTGATCGTAAATGTTATCTTAAAGGGGTGCAATTAAACCCTAGAGAAAGAATAGAAAGAAACAAGGTAAACATTTCAAGAAACAGAGCTTTTATCATTAGGTACAAAAAAATGTTTGGCAAATGTGTTGATTGCGGGACTACCGACTACAGAGTGATGCAATTTGATCACATTAGAGGTAAAGATGGATTAGTGAGCACGTTTGCTAGCGGAGCTTATAGCCTTAAAAAAATTAAAAACGAAATAAGAAAATGTGATATTAGATGCGCTAATTGCCATCAAATTAGAACATATTACCCAGAATAAAAAAGCCCCAACATCTAGTGAAGGGGCTTAATTTTTCTAATCAAATCAATGATTAAGCGTTAGCAGCTGTTACTACAGCAGCTTGGTTGATAGTAACTTGATAGTCATTAGTGCTACCAGAAGCTTTAGTGTCAAATAAGTAAATAGTTGACAAAGCAGTAGCAACACCTTTAGTTTCAGCAGTTACTTCTTTGATTTGAGATACAGGGATAGAGATGGTAAAAGACGTTCTAGCGATACCATTCTTTCCTACAGCGGTTACAGTGATTAAATTTGCCATGACACAAAGATAGACATAGGATAGTCAAGTTGTTTAAAATTTATTAAAATATATCTTACTATGCAAAAGATTATTAGTATCTTTGCAGGTATGGCAAATCTAAGAGAATTGAACCTTAAGAACTTTGTTGATATTCAGCCACTTACGGTTTTTAACGACGAACAAATAAAGAGAATAGCTCTATCAAGAAGCTTGACTGAGGCTGAAGTTAAAAAAGTTTTAGCTTATAATATAATTACATTTCCACAATTAGCCTTGATCACTGGTGTATCTGAGGGTCAGCTAAGGAATGCATCCGTACCATCCGTTAAAAGAAATGGTGTCGCTTCGTGTTGGTTTACCTTGTGTAACCCTTTCCCAGATGAGAAGAAGGGTAAGCTGTTTATATTGGTAAATGATAAGTGTGTTGAGTATATCAAGCGCTATACTAACGCATAAGACTCCAGCCTTTATATTTAAACGACCAAACATCGTGCTTTTTGCCTTTGTTTAAAATAGCATGGATCAAACTTCTGTTGACGCCTGTATGTTTACAGCATTCTTCTTGAGTCCTAAATTCCATAGTTTGATTTGTTACTAAATTATGGGCCAATAAAATTTGTCCTTTGTTGGTTGTTTTCTTTCTAGCTGCTGTGGCATCTATGTGTTTAAATGTATCTTCTTTGTACTGCCATTTAAAACCATTTGCAGTAATTTGTTTTTTCCTGCAACATTTAACAATATTTGTCCTTAGGTATCCAGTAGCTGTCTCTATGTCTTGTGGCTGCCTCCATTCTTTTATTACCTCATTAGTGTTAATGTCAATTTGGAGAATTGGTATTTGTCTTATTTTTTTCGCATTAAAATCTATGCCCCCAACAGACCTATTGCATAGTATACCATTTGCATCATACTCCATTCTACCATACTTTAATATCAATTCTTTTTCAATTTCGTGAGCTTCCGCTAATGTTTGATATGTCCCGTGTATAGATATAAAATATCCTTGTGATGCTATTTGTTTCCAATAATATGGCCTCTTAGCAAATGCGTGCGCTCTTTCATAAGTAGTGCGAAAGCCTTTTGATCTTGACTCATTTATTTTAGCAACGCCAACGTAAAAAGGAGTCATGTCTGATTTTGTGTGAATATAAACGTAATACATAATTAATTGATGCAAATATACACCATTTAATCATATATTCATCATTTAACATATAATTTTCTCAACATTTCAATCTTTCTTATCTTAAAGATTTCGTATTGATCTTGGAATCTATGTTCTTCTGGGGTACCTAGGAGTATATTACGTTTATCCAATCTAAGCGATGGGCTACGACCCTTATTTATTACATGAAGGAATTGACAGACCCACATTTTCATATTTGTTTTGTCGTATGGTAAGGGCTTGCCAGATAACTCAGACACGTGAGGTCTTTCCTCCCATATCTCGTTGAATATATCTATCTCTGTTTTACCGTTAAGTGTTTCTATTGTTTCTTGCTTGATAGGAGCCTTAGGCTTTTTATCCTTCCTAAGCCTTTGATGGATTTTGCAGTAACCCCTTGAAAACACTGGGTAGTTACACTCTTCGACGGTACACTTCTTTGCCATATTGTTTACTAAAAGAAAACCCCTCGATGTGAGTCAAGGGGGATTTCTAGCCATGATACAATGAAAAAAACAGGAGATTTCAAAGTTAACAATTTAATTAATAGGTTGTTATAACTCTGTATTGTTTTCTTTTTTATCCCAACGTTTCTTGAGTCTGTTTACAACATATGCGCTTAGGATCGACATAGTGAAGCTGACGATGTATTTAATAATCTCGTTAGTCCAATCTATTGTCTGCATCATAAGGAAGCAACTGCTGAAGGCCATTAATCCCTCGTAATCGTGTAATTTGTTTATGAAAATGTCTTTCATTATAGTATATTCCAAGTGGTCAAGAAGGCCACAACTTCTTCTAGTATGTTAAATAATTTCTTTTTCATAATTACTCATTTATCGGTGTCGGTGGAATTGGTGGGATATACTCAACGAAAGGGCAATCAAGTATCCAAGCCCATTCTGAATTAGTTATTATTACGATGTCATCAGCTGACAAAAAAGTAAACCAATCTGCGTTAATATCTTGCACACAATTGAAATACTGGTCAGGGGCGTACATTACGCCTTGAATTGAATCTTTTTGTGGTATGTCTAAAAGGTAGCCTTCCATTTTATTATATTATTTAAACTTGTCTTGATAATGAAGTTTGGAAATTTTGAACCGCAGTATAATACAAATCTATTTCGCTTTGTGTTAATCCATCGCCCAAGAAACTATATGCAATTTCTCTATTAGAATAACTTGCAGCAGTTATTGCGTCATTGCCAGCACCTAAATAAATATTCCTATTTATATTTGTACCTATTGAATCTGTATTTGTTAAATTTATAGTTGAAGTGCCTCTTTTATATCTGCTATATGAAGTTGAGTTTGTTCTGCTTACTGCGTGAAATCCTTGTGAATTTGTATTTGCTGAACTTGGAGTGACAGCACTACAGTTTAACCCACTAAAAACTACATCCCCAGTAAAACGAGAATAAATTGTTGAGCTATTTAAACCACTTGAAATAGTCCCTGCACCCATATCACAATAAGCTCCAACTGAATTTGTTCTCAAATATAAACCCATTGCACCATTGCTTGTGCTTGTCCAATTCCCTTGTTGATTAAAGAAAGTGTTTGCATAAGCGTTAGCACCGTTTGGTAAAGCTCCAGTTGAGCTATGTGTCCACGCCCCACTAAATGCAAGTCTATAAGCCGCATCCAAATCACGAGGGTCTTTTAAGTTCCATTTGTGAGTACTTGCAGTTCCGCCAACGAAAGGATAAATGGCTTTCATTTTAGTCCATAATCCGTAGGTCTTTAAGTCAGTTACTAAAGTGTTTACTGCATTAGCTTGTGTTTGGTCAGTTATAACCGCAGCATCAAGAAACGCTTGAGCATTTGCATCACTTACAATAGGCACGCCTACATATCTGCTTAATTCTTGTTGGAATAATTGAACTGAAGTGTATAGGTTAGTTGCCTCTGTGTCTGTTAAGCCGTCTCCGATATGACAAAAAGCATATTGTTTAGCAGAATATCCAGATAATGTACCGCCAACACTTTCAACGCCAAGAGGGACTTCGGTTGTAGAAATTCCAGTATCTGCTGTTGTAGTAGTTCCCAATATTACATTGCTTCTATATAATTTAAGCATTGTAGCAGATGTTCTTGAGCCTACAAAATAGCCGTCATTTCTTTGTGCAGTAGTTATTCTAACATCTTGAGTGAGACCAAATCTAACAAATGCTTTTATTCCTGCAACAAATGCATCAATGTTTAAGGAGAAATTTCCTACTCCAGTTGTTACTGATGATAAGTCAAAACTATTACTTGTTGAAGCTACATTTGTTCTTGAATACAAAGAAGCTGATTGATTAGGGGCAGTTAAATGCACACTTGGAACAAAGTAAGTTCTTGCATATGCGTTTGTTCCATTACTTGTTGCACCTTGTTTTGAATATGTCCAAGTACCATTAAACGCTAATCTGAATGCAGCGTCAAGGTCTCTGGCGTCTTTAAGGTTATATTTAAATTGGCTTACAAATCTGTTTGCTGGGGTTGTGGCTATTGGTTGGTAGGTTGAAGCTGAACTTGCTTGTTCCCATTGAGCGCCCCAAAGATATATTCCGCTTGTTCCATCACCAGCAAAAGATGGATTTTGGCTTGTATTATTTGGGTCATTTGAAACTTTAATAACAAATGTATCATTGTTTGTACTTGTTGGAGTTACTGTAAATGATAAACGCACCCATCCATTCCCAATTATAGTAGATGTATAAGTTGTTGAACTTGAAGCCGCAGTAAATGTATTTGTATCTAAATTAAAAGCTACATATTTCCAATCATTATAGGCACTAAATCCCCCAATCGATAATACTACATTTGAATATTCTCCTTTTTTTACATAAATACTTCGTGTATAGGGAATACCAGATGTAACTGATATTATACTTGAAGATACTTGATGGCTCGTATTACTTGTATTTGGAATTATTTTATCAGCCGTTGTAGTTCCATTTGGTGCAACTATTGTATTTACGCTAACAGTAGCCGCAGTTTTACCCCAATTATCAAAGTCCTCTGTGTAGCTTGTTAGATTGTAAGTATCAGAAACAAACGGATAGATAGCTTTCATCTTCGACCATAGGCCGTATGATTTAAGCCTTATAACAAGATTGTTTACCGCATCAGATTCAGTTTTACTAGTAATACCAGTGGCAGCCAAAAACGCAGAGGTTGCAGAGTCATAGCCTCCAACAAATCCACTATTCTTAACTCCTAAACCTAAGCCTAATCTCATATTACAATGGAGAATACAATACTGCTGTTCCGCTTGTTAATTGAACTTGAGTCCATGTACCATAGATAGTGTCACCAGCTTTGATGGTAACGCCTGTCAAGTTAGTCAATGGGTTAGTACCACCTGTAACCTTTGGGTTAGATGAGTTAGTGGTATCAATAACTGTATCAGTTATAGCGTGGATTGCAGTAAATGTTCCTACGTATGGAGTAGCACTAGTTGCATAGGTTGGAGTACCAGAGAATGCATCGTCAGTTAACACAGCTTTCTCAATGATGGTAGCAACCTGAGCATTGGTTAAGCCTGCGATTGCAGCTCCGTTAATGCTAGTGATTACTCCGCATGGAGTATAAGGCCAAGCACCAAACTTAAAACCTTTGTTGTCAATGTTTAATGTTACGCTATTAGCTGAATATGAAACACTTGCAGATTTCCAATCAGAAAAAATTGAAGGTCTGGTGCAGTTGTCAGGAGTGACAATAATTGCGTTGTTTTGGTCCTTATTTATTGTAGCCATAAGTTTTAAGAATTTACTGATAGCAAATTTACCCAATTTAAGATTATGTTGTTATTTATTTTTAGTCGTTAAAATAGTACTTTCTGTGGTCTATGTAGTAAGGATCGTTTGGCTTGTACCATAGGCATTTGTTTATGTGGTACTGTGCCATAGATACGTTACCTATATAACCATACGCTAAGTACATTATTCTATGCGGCTCATCAGTGTAGTGACTGATGTGATTTTGATAGTAGTCTGTCCAATCTACTTCCTGCGCAGCCTTGGCGTATCCTATCGCTGCCTTGAAGCTTCCGTTGGTTAGCATAGCCCATGCAGACTTAACAAATGGTTCAGCTCTGTTTGGATCAATGATGATTGCCTTGGCATAGCTGGCCATCTGTTCTTGCTGATCATCCAACATTCCATAGCAGTCACCAATGTATGTGTAGCTTTGAGCCTTCTCAATATCCCACTTATCCATTTGGATGTGCTCCTCGAAGTGCTTAATTGCTGAGTAAGGTCTTGCTTGGTACATTAACTCTCTAGCATAGTAATGCTTGTTTCTATCGTTGCCTGGATTGATATAGCAGTCGTATGCTAATCCTAATAAATACTTACCCCTAGACTCTTTACCTGGCTCCTGCCAGTGTTCTAACTTTATTACATCCTCCGTTACAGATACGCTATTGATACGCTCAGTAGTATGTAACACCTCATGGATGACTCCCCTCCACTGTAACTTCTTTCTATTAAATGCCTTTGATTGCCTAAACTGCATTGAAGGACTGCCATCTTCGTTGTGGGCATAGATAAATTGATAGTCTAATTGGTCAACGCCACTCTCTATCAGTTTGTTTATTGCCTCAATGTCAAGGCTTGTGTATACCTCATCGCAGTCTAGGCTAATAATGAAATCATTTGTTGCCATGGCTGTGGCTTGATTTCTGGCGGAGGCAAAGTCAAATATGCTTACACCATCGCTTGGCATGACTAGTAAATCCCTTTCGTCTAGTTGTTTGTTTATAGCATCACACATCTCTGGGCTTACAGAGACTGTGGCGTTTATGTTGAATACCTTGCAACCGTATTGGTTGGCGATTTCAACCGTCCTATCTGTTGATCCTGTATCGGCTAAAATAATCTCACCACCTAGTTGCCTAAACTCTTCTAAGGAATCTAGGCACTTAGGCAATGTGTTTTCTTCGTTCTTAGAAATTAATACTATAGAGAACAGAGGCTTCATTACTTGGCTTCTTCGTCTTGATTAATTCCGAACTCTTTTTGTAGGGCTAACAACGCATCAGTTACTGTGCGTGTGTCTTGTAAACTAAAAGCCCCTTTCAAAGTAGCTGCATCTAATGCGGCTGACAATACTTGATAGATTTGTTCTTTAGTCATACTACAAATGTAGTATAAAAATTTAATTGTGCAAAATATTATGCAACAATTACAAATCCTTTAGCGTTGGCAACAACTTCAACTACATAGAAATTGTCGGTACCCCAAGCAGCAAACTCTTCTGGAGTTAATGTGTAGTTACCGTCAATTAATTTAGCAGCTGGTGTGCCGTCTTCGTTCTCTGACCACAACTCATAGTAAGTTGTACAAGTTGTAGCATTGGTTTCAAAGTTTAAAACTGTTACGTTTAACAATGTTGCTGTTCCGATGGTAGGGAACACGATTGGTTCGATTTGTGTCATTTTATTTATTTATTTGTTTTAATTGTTTATATTACGAATACCCATCCTGCTGATTTGTATATGTACAAGCCTTCAGTCATGTCTGTTTGATAAACCATAAGACCTAAAGCTGGGGTTGCAATTGCTAATCTATCTGACTCAAGCATTCTAGGAGGCAAGAAACCTCTAGTTGTGGAGTCTACTTGTAGTTGAGCAGAAGGATCAACAGCACTTGTGTTTACACCTGCTTGTTTATCAGACGTTAATATTAATTGATTTTGGAAGCCAGATGTTATAAACTGTGTAATACCACCGCCACTAGTTCTTATTTTAGTATCAGTCCCGTCCGCAATCATTACGTTAGAACCTGCCCACTGTAACCAATAAGGAGCGTTAAATATAATATTACCATCAGCAATAATGCTTTGAAATTTAGAAGTTCCGCCAGACACCTCTAACTTATACCCTGCGTCAGTTGTAGTTCCTATTAGGATATTGCCAGAGTTAGCCACCGTTAGTGCAGTGCCATTGAATGTATATAAGCCAAATGTGTAACCATTTAATTGAGTCCCCATAGTGACATTTCCATTGATCATTTTGATCTTAAAGTTGTCTTGGTAACTCTCGGTGCCTGCGCTCAATAAGTAGGCAGTACTTGCATCTGAATAAGCTTTTATTCTTAATCCACTAGTAGTTCCTGCGCCAACAAATACTTCTAATTTTGCATTTGTTGTAGTTATAGTACCTATACCTACGTTTCCGTTAGTATCAATACGCATTCTTTCGTTTGCGCCATTGGTTTGAAATATTAAGTTAGGCAAGCCACTCTTAATATACAAGGCTGATCCACCTGCATATGTTATTGCAGAGTTACTAGCAGAAGACATATTAATAATAGCCCCTGTGGCTGATGAGCCTTTTACATCTATTGAGCCATAGAATGTGCTTAGGTTGTTAACCGTTGTTGTACTATCTCCAAATATGGATGTTGTATCATCAAATACTTTTAGAGCTTGTGTACCTGCACTGTTTTGAATTAAAAATGTAGATGTAGATGAAGTGGTTCCAGAACCTTTAATAAACAATCTAGAGCCAGCATCAGTGGTGGTGCCTATCAACAAATTGCCTGTTTGATTTACCCTTAATCTCTCATTATTACCATTAGTATTTATCGCAAAAACACCCGTACCAGTTGTTGTGCTTACTACACTCCAATTTGTTGTTGGTCTAAACTGAATATTTGAATTTGCGCCATATGAATTTGATGTTGTTAATTCTAGCCCGTTACCAAAAGCATTAATGTATGGGTTATTTGAACCCCCAGTGCCCATAGTTATACTTGCTGATGAACTACCACCAACAGTAATTTCTTTAGAGAACCACGCAAATCTATCATCCCTTACATAAAATGCATTTAACCCTGCACTATCTTGAACCAAAAACGCTGTGGTTGCAGATGTTGCACCGCTACCTCTTACTTGTAATCGTGCAGTAGGCGTTGAAAACCCTACCCCCATATTGCCCGATGAGTTAAAATAAAAAGATTTTCCTGTTGGTAAAACTGTGCCTGCCGTTCCGCTTACATATGTATCTAATTGAATTGAACCATCATTTGTAAATTGTATGCCAGATGCGCCTGCAGTTCTAAAATATCTTGAGTTAGTACCATCAAAATATTGATTATTCACAAGACCTGCTTGCGGTGTAGGTGAATAATCAAACATATATAATTGTCCTACTTGTAAAATACTATTATAAGTAGCCCAAATGCTTGAGTTCAATGTTGATCCTACTGAAAGTCTTCCTAATAAATTAGCATTTTTATCATCAGTAATTTTAAATGCATCAGCACCACTACTGTTTTGCACTAATAGTGAAGTGGTTGCACTAGTAGAGCCACTTCCTTTAACATATAATTTAGCGCCTGCATCGGTTGTTGTGCCTATTAATAAATTGCCGCTATTAACATATGAAACACCATTAGAGTCTAATAATACTTTTGTAATGTTTGCTGACTTTAAAAATAAGTTACCGCTATCCGTGCTAGTCCATGTTAATCCGCCATATTGGTTACCTGCTCCAGCGTATCCAAATATTACGCTTCTTGAAAACAAATCGCCATTTACATCCAATTTACCAGCAGGGCTTGTAGTGCCAATGCCAACATTTCCAGATGAATTGATGTACATTTGTGCAGTTGCACCATTCCTAAATTGAATGCTATTCCAACCACCTGCTGTTGCGCCAAAAATAACATTATTAGAGGAATCAACATAGAATACATCTTTGGCAGTTCCTGTACTTGTTTTAGAAATTATACCATAATTGTTTGAAAGATAAAAATTACCGCTAACTAATTCAGCGTCACCATTAACTTGCAATTTTCTAGCAGGGCTTGTTGTGCCTATACCAACGTTACCACTTACAAAACACCAATTTGCAAGAGTTGAACTGGTTGAATAGGTAGACTCAAAATCCATTCTCTGACTACCACTTGCAGTGACGTGTTTAATCCAAGCCCTCGGATTTTGTGAACCATCTAAAACAGAAAATGACAATCCCCTTGAATTTGTTAATGTATTGTTGGATATTGTTATTCTTTGAGTTGCTATATTTAAATCATCAGCACCAACAACAGCATTTCCGTTAACATGTAATAATGCAGTTGGTGAAGTTGTACCAATACCTACGTTAGTGTTTTGGAAGTAAGCTTTTCCAGCTACAGCACCTCCTTCAATAGTAAAACGTTCTAAGGTTGCTCCAACATCTGTTCGTGTAAAGAATCTATGATTGTAGTCACTATTTGCTATTTGATAATAAGTATTAGCAGTTCCTGGGCCAAAAATAGAACTTGCCACTCTTAAGTTGCCATTAACATCTAGCTTATAGCCTGAATCGGTAGTAGTACCTATAAGCAAATTACCTGTTGAGCCAATACGCATACGCTCAGAGTTAGATGTATATGTTGCAATGTAACTACCCAGATCTGCACCGTAGATATAATTGCCACTTGCAGGACTACCGAATACAATGCCGCCATCTGTGTTTGATGTCCTATTTGAAGATATTAAACCGTTTACTTGTAGTGGATAAGCAGGACTAGTTGTTCCTATGCCTATATTACCATCACCTCTTACTCTTAAATAAGACGTTCCTGCTGATGAACCGATAGATAAAGCATAATCACTTGTGTTTGTTCCTGCTTCAACTGCCAATCCATTTACTTGACCTGCTGTTCCTGTATTATTATATAAATAAGCAATTGCACTTCCGTCTTGTCCTTTTACGTGTAGTTTTGCAAGTGAAGGTGTAGTTGTGTTTATACCTACGTTACCTGTTGAAGACAATCTCATTACCTCTCCACCTGCATTATTAAATTTCAAATCACCTTGTCCTCCATTTGCCCAACTATAAGAAATTGTAGTTCCTAATGCCCCCGATGTGCCGTCTGTTGTAATAGTAAATAAAGAATTACTTGTCCTAAAATCTAAAATTCTTGCAACAGCACTACCATAATCACCAATGTGAATATCACCTGACACATTTAATTTAGCACTTGGACTAGTTGTTCCTATACCAACGTCACCTGATGAGGTAATACGCATACGTTCAGTTCCACTTGTTCCTAATCTTAACAAGTCAGAAGCAGTATTAGTACCTGCTATAGTTCCTATAAATGCACCATTTGTAAATTGACCAATTCCAAGATAGCCATAAGTTGTTGCATCTGTTGGCTCTGCTATAAATTGAAATGTGTTGTTTTTAACTACTAATTTTCCATTTGTTGCACTTGTTGTTCCTATACCTACGTTAGTTCCGTTATCATAAATCAAAGAGTCTCCAATAGAGCTAGTCCCTGTAAATTTAGGAACATAATTGGCAGTACCAGATCCAGTTATAGGACTTGTGATTGTAGGTTGTAACTGAACCCACGAAGTACCGTTGTAATAATCTTGTGTATTAGTTGTGGTGTTGTAAATGCTTAGACCAGCAGCAGGAGTTACAATAGCATCTCTTTGAGCAGTTGTCATTCTTGGTTTTAAAAAACCTCTAGTCGTTGACTCAATAAAAAATTGTGCTGATGGATAAGTTACGTTTGCGCTATTAGGAAAACCACCTACAACCGCATTGGATTGTCTAAATAAAATATTATGAGTAGCGCCTGTTGCTGTAGTTGAGTTACCAATCGTTATATTATTATTCGTAGGTGTAGTTGCAGACACGCAACCAAAGAACATATTAGTGTTCTGTCTATCTGTATATATTCTATGACCGTTACCTCCGCCATTTACTTGTGCTTCTATGTATAGAGTACCAGTTGCTATTGGACCTAGCGTTAATTGAGCAGCACTACCACCATTAACCCCACTTAGCAAGTTTAATGTAGTCGAGTCGTCGTTGGCAGATATTTTAGTAACACCTAAGTTATTTTGTACGTTAAATGATGTTGTAGCACTAGTTGAACCACTACCTTTAACAGTTAATTTTGCGCCTACATCAGTACCACCAGTGTTGATATTTACGTTACCATCAGTTAAGAATATTTTACTTCCACTAATTGTAAAGCCTAAATAACCTGTATCTGTAGAGTTTCTTGACTCTAATATAACACCGTATGAGCTATTGTAGTAAGGATAAATATTTAATGTGCCTGTAGTAGCATTCATTATTAGACCCTTGGCCGCATCAGCAACACTACTAATGTGTAACTTTGATGATGGGCTAGTTGTACCCACACCCAATCTGCTATTGGTTTGATCCCAAACAAGATTTGAGCTCTCTTGCAACACATTGCCTGTGCCTTCAAATAAGATACGGTTAGTAGAGCCACTTGTTATAGATGTTGTGCCTACTATTAAACTTGCAGCAGGGCCAGTCCAACCAGTCGGTCCAGTTGGTCCTTGGATGCCTTGAGGTCCAGTCCATCCAGTCGGGCCTGTTGGGCCTTGAATACCAGTCGCACCAGTTGGGCCGACTTGAGTATACATAACTTGAGTTGCTGTAAAGATTACGCCTGGGATAGATGGGCTTATAGGTGTGGTGCCAGCTGGTGATGAGTCAATTGTAACTTGAGTACTTGTTGTTGACCATATCATTTCAATGAAGTCGCCAGCAACTAATTTGTAAACAAAGTTAACGGTCATCAATTGGAAGCCGTCAACACCGCCATGTCTTGCGGTTACAGATAACTTAGTGTCGCTGTCTGGCATATCACCAGTGCTTCCACTATCATTCTTTCTCAACCACACGTTTACGTCGTGTATCTGTGTATCACTATTTCTAAACTGAATAGAAAATGTCAAGCTGTATACGCCTGAAAATCCAAATGTTACTCTACTATTAGATACAACACTAATACCACTAGAGTCAGGGTCTGTATTGTTTAATTTTATTTCATATGGAGTGTTTGGAAGAGTTGCTGTTTGATCAGTGGTGTCCCAAAATGAACCCCAATAACCAAGGGCACCTCCAACGCCAGCAGGGCCTGTTGCGCCTGTTGGACCTGTTGGACCAGTTGCTCCGTTTGTTCCGTTAGCCCCAGTTGGTCCTGTAGCTCCAGTGGCTCCGACTGGGCCTGTTGGGCCTGTTGGTCCTTGGGCACCTGTTGCACCGACTGTCATGAACTCACCTGCTGCGTTAAATCTTCTAAAGCCTTGGTCGTTATATTGTAAGGTCTCTCCGATGTCTAATGTTACACTAGATGAAAAGATTTGAACCGAACCATTAGATACCTTTGACATTTGAACTGTGTTAGCCGCAGTACCCTCGTTTACGATTGTAATGTCGGTAATGTCTGTCCAAGATGCAGGCGTATCGTTTAACACAATATCAGTGTTGCCAGCTGTGGTAATTGTACCAACAGTTGAGTTGCTGTATTGAACGCCCCTAAAGTTATAGGTATACACCACCGTGTACGTCACTTTCTGTGCGTATATCGTGGTTATTCTTAGTGATTCGTCTGGTGTATTTAATCTAATCATTTTATTTCTAGTTTGCCCATGGTATTAGATGCTGAAACAATTTTGTTCATAATTTTTGCAAAGATAGCAGGATCTTGATCATTCAAGGTGTCGTACATATCAAGCATAAACTCTTTCATTGTTTCGCCTCTTTTCTTGGCGTATTTATAGTATTCCTCTTGAGTCATCAGTCTTTCTTTGTTGGTCTCAGAGTCTATGACCTTTTGTGACTTGATTGATGGAACTACAGGGTAGTATTTTTGTTTTATAAACAGGTCGATTAACTTGTCATCCTCAGCCGTAGATACAAATCTATCGGTGTCTGGAATAACCTCTTCACCGAATACATTCACCTTGTTAAAGTATTGATCTCTAGCAAAAGGAATATCAGCTAACATAGGGCCAAAGAATGTTCCCTTTGTTTCTTTCATAGGTATTCCCATGACAGACTCTATCTCTCTAGCTGTTTGTGTATATAAGTTCGGAACAACAAATCCTTTAGCTAAGTTAGCTGTAGCTGTCTGTAGCTTGGATCCCATCGTTTCGTTGTTTGACTCTGTAACTAATTTAAGGAATGTGTTCATACCAGCAATAGCTGTAGCATTAAACATAACATCCTTCAACTGATTAACAATAACAGAAACCTTAGACTGCATTTCTGGATCTTCTAGGCTCTTTTTGTTGTACTCGTCGTAGTCGTTTATTGTTCCTATAATAGCAAAAGGAATGAATAGCGGAGTTTCTTTATATGAAATCCACTTGTCACCTACCTTTATAGAATACTCTTGATATCCGCGAGCTTTTAACGCTTGGTTTTTAGCATAGTTTCCTGTGCCTCCAGCTGTTATCTTAAGTATAGGCTCATCGTCATCATCTTTTATATTGCTAAGCATATATACGGCAGCCATTAAAGTCGTGCCTATTAATGCTTTGTAAACTAAGTCAACCTTTTCTTGTTTCTTTTGTTCTTCTGATAATGCATCCCAATCCTTTCTGGTAGCATTTTTTAATTTAAGACCAGTAACTGAACCGTCTGCGGCCGCTCTAGCAAAACCCCAAGGAGTGTAGTTAATTGTCTCGTTCATGATATTAGCAATAATATTTGTGAACGGAACAAATAGCTTTAACACAGGGACAGTGGTTGTAGCCGAGTTAATTGCATTAGCCGCAACACCTAGTAAGCCTTCTGGTGGATAGTTGTATGTAGTTCTTGCGGCATATGACTGAGCTCCAGCAAGAGAATTTGCAGGATACTCTGACTCGATTATCTCATACACACGTCTTTTGGCATCTAATTTAGCCGAAGCGATCATTGCTTTTTTCTTAACATCGCTTTCTTTTGAACTGTTAATTCTTTCCACTTCAGCCTCATACTCTATTTGAGCTTGAGCTTGAGCATCAGATACTAAATCATTATTGATACCTAATACATAGGCAGCTCTTTCTTTAGCTGATTTACCTGGCTCGATATCATTATCCTTAGCAAACTTAATTGCTTGCTGATACATTCTCATTTCCTTAGCGCCTTCAAAGAACACAACGTCCGCAGCAACCATAGCACGTCTAACAAACTTTAACCAGTTTGCAGGGTTTTTATAGCCACCCCAAAATTGAGTTCTTTCTAATACGTTTGGAACCTCAACCTTTCCTCTTATTGGCGAGTAACCAGTCTGTAGTGTAGCAATACCTTCTAGCAATCCACGAGATATACCGTTTAGGTATGCGTTAACTATTAGTCTTGAGTTCTTTGGATTTTGAGCAGCAACTATAGTAAATTCTAAGATGGCTCTTGCCATGTTAGCTACTATGTTCACAATGTGAGTCAAAGGTCCGCTAAGGATATTAGCATAGTATACAGCTAATGACACGTCCATCAAACTATCACCTTTCATGTTAGCTTGATAAGACATTAGATCTTCTACTGCCTTAAACCTCTTTAATCCTTCTGGAGCGTCTTGAACTCTTTGAGCTAGTTTTTCTATCTCTTTTATTTGTTCCTTAGTTATGCTTGGCCAACCCATCTTTTCACCAAACTTCTTAATAAGTTCTTCGTTTGTGAATACACCCAGGTTGCTAAGTCTAACTATTTCTTCCTCTGTTGTACGCTTCTTCTTTCTATCTGCAATCTTTTCTTTTGTTGTAAACAATTTATCAACAATCTTTTGCTTACGTTCTGTAGCCAATTTATCAAACTCAGCTTGAACTACTTTAGCCAAGTCTTGAGCTTCGCTAGCTGTTAATCCAGCGTCTTGAATAAATTTTTCAGTTAACGAACGTTTAGCCGCTTCATATTTAGTGTAGTGGCTTTCTATTATTTCTTTAAGATCAACGCCAGCTGCTGATATTGATTTCTTAACCTCTTTGCCTACAATAGTGCTAAAGTCTTGATCAACCTGTTCGGTTGCTTCAAAGTCATTATATTCTTTTGATAGATTAGCTTTAGCCTTGTCGTATAAGGTTTTTAAATGAGGTTTAACTTTGTTTCCAAAGTCTCTAATCATTTTCTTAGCAAAACCAGAAAACTGTCTACCAGACGCCTCTAAGTGATAGGCAGCAATCTCAAACAATTCTGGTGGTAAGTTAGAAAAGAACTTGCCCTTTATGGCCTTCTTTAAGTCTTTGTATCTTTCTTTGGTTACAATCTTATTCTGAGCACCATATTCTGGAGTATCTGTGGTCTCAGTAGGCTTGATCTCTTGTGATTTGTTAATGATTTTATCAAGGTTTTTGGTAACCTCTTTGGCTACTTCTTTATTAACCTTCTTTAGATCGTCTGTAGTTTTCTGAAACTTACTTTCTCTCTTGCCTCTTAGCTTTTTAATCTTTTCCTTGGTTTGCTTAACAGCGTATCTTATCGATCCTTCTGGGGTCAATAATGAAAACATTGCCAAAGCTTGTATGCCTTGACCTAGTTCAGTGGCCTTAGTGCTAACCTCGTCAACAGCATCAACCATCTTGTCAAGCTCACCAGACTCTCTAAATCTTTTAGCCAAAACCTGACCAACGGTAAACCTAACCCTCCAGGACATACCATTGTCCATGTTTTTGATTTCTTTTAAAGCTAAATCTTCCCCTAAATAATTTATGACACCATTTGCCTCTTCTAAGGTGATTGAGTTTGGTATTACCCTATAATTTAATGTTCCGTCATCGGTCATTATTTCACCTAATTCTGGAAACTCTTCTATAACCCTTATAGGTAATTTTCTAGGCTTGTATTCACCTCTGCCACCTCTTGATAACTGTTCAGCTTCTATGCCTGTGATTACATTGTCGTCTACCAATTGAGCCAACAAGCCGTCATGCAGCATTGTTGCAAACTCTTCATAAGAGTAGTCCTTACCCTTATATGATATGATGCATGGTCCTGCCATATATTAGAATAGTTTTTTCTCTAGCAATAAAAGTTCAAACTTACTACCAGAAACACCTTCTAACATATTTAATTTATCTGAATACTCAGCAACTGCTTTGCGCTGAAAATCATTGAATTGGGCTAGAAAGTTAAAGGTACAAACGTCGCCAAGCTTTAATGCCTTAGCTGAAGTGTCTTCGTACTCTTCGTATAATACATACTCAACCTTGTAGGCTGACTCGATAACGTCAATTAAACTTGAGAACTCAAGCTTAGGTTCACCAATTGTAGGCAACTCTGGAGTTACGTTCCAATCTATTAGATAGTTTTCTAACAACTTGGCGTGTGCTAACTCGTCAGTAGACTCAGCGGCAAAGAACTCGGCAGCCTTAAAGAAACCTACGTTTTGGCACCAGTTTGATGCTGCTCTATATAGGTAGTAAGCATTAAATTCATCCTTTAACCTAGGTAATAATAAGTCTACTATTTCCTGAGGTAGTACTTTTGGTTTTAACATAGCACAAATTTAAGGACAATTTCCTTTTCTTGTTGCTACTCTTTTTGTTTCAAGTTGATCTAAAACCTCTTTAACGTTGTCATCGATGAATTTAATTGATGGGTTTTTATCCATTAATGCTTTTCTCTCATCGGCTAACGCTTTTCTTTTGGCAGAGCCTTCAGCCCCTTTGATTTTATAAAATAAGTCAGTTGCTTTGTTAAATACTTTTTCAGTCTCAGCTGCGGATGATTTTTTACCTTTAGAGAATTGAGGCATACCTTTTTCTACGGCAGCCTTTAATTCTGGGGTAATTTCAATAGATGGTTGTACGTCAGCCTTAGGATAAGATACGCCAATCTTCATGCCCTTTTCAATAAATTCAAATGCTTGTTTTTTGGTTATAAGTTCGCCACCTCTTTGAAAAAATATACCACCCTTTTTAAGCGCATTGTCATATTGATCTAATGTGGTTATAAGTTCAGTTTCTTCAACAGGGGTATAACCTAATTCCGTGCCTTCAATTTTAGGCTCAACACCCGTTAGTTCTTTTACTAACGCTTTGGCTACATTGCCTAGTATACCTGGGGTTTCCATGCTACCATAGAATGCGGTCATTCCTTTGCCGCCAACGGTCAACTGATCCCCAGTTAATACCTTTACTCCGCCCATGTATTTACCATCAAAGTATGTATCGCCCTCATCATTAATGATTCTTTCGGCTACATCCTTGCCAAGCATAGACTCAAGTTGATCGGCTTGAACATCTTCTTTGTAAGAAACGGATCTATTGTTCTTTATGCCGTCTACATTGTAGGTGCCATCATCATTTTTCTCATAGGTAACAGCGTCTACTTGTTTAGATAAATCGTAACGTTTATTTTGTTGTTCGCCAGTGGTCCAAGCAATTTTATCAGCACCTTCTTTAACAGCTTGTTGAAGGGCTATCTTTAAGCCTAATTTAGTCCAAGAATTTGTATTAGTTACATACGGTCCTTCAGTAATTTGACCTTCGTAAATACCTTCTGGCGCTGTAAGAGAAGTTACACCGTACGGATTATACGTAAGACCATACTTAGCTATCAACCTATCTTTCTCTGCCATGTACTCATCTAGTTTTTTAGATCTTTCTTTTACCCTGTTATATGCATCTACATAATTTTTTGGTAAATCTTCTGATGGGATAATATCTTCTTTTTTAGGAGGCGTAACCCCTTCAGAATCTTTAGTAAAAACTGTTTTACCATTAAACTCTTTTAATCCTAACCAAGCAACTATGCCAGATTTTTTAATAGTTTTAATATCCGCATCTTGCTCTATGTTTTTGTCAAGATTAAACTTTTCTTGTTTAATGTCTTGTTGGATATTACTATATCTATTTTTGTCAATTTCATATTGTCGCTGAGCTTCTCTTTTATTTTCTGCGATAAATCCTTCTCTCTTGCCCTCTTGACCCCAATCAGATTGAACCTCTTCAATAAAGAATACCTTATTGTCATCAGAATCACGTCTAACATCTGTTCTAGTGTGAACTATAATGTTTTTTTCGTTGTAATGAGATGATTTGTACTCCTTGTTTTTTAAATCTCTAATCTTTTCAGTGTTTGCTTTCTCTTGAGCTATTAAAGACTTGCGTTCAGCAACTAAGCTGTCATACCTTTCTTGGTCATTAACTACTAATTTAAAATCGTTAACAGTTCCAGTATCGCCAACCTTTTTATATTCTCTAGTTTGCTCAATTTCATCGTCTATAGCTTCTAAACGTTTTTCAATAATTGCGTTAGCTTGTTCTAATTTATTGCCAACAGGAGCTGTTACAAGTATTTCCTTGTAGTTTTGGGCATCGCCTCTATTGATGTACTTTATGTACTTAGGCATATCCTCTTCTTTGGTACCAGCTAACACTTGCCTTGAGTTACCATAATCATAATAAACATCATTTAAAAAATCTTTTTCAGCTTTTAAATTAATTAATCTGTCTTGATCAGCGTCACTTAGCTTATCAAACATTTCGTCTGGAGTTCTAGTTATTTGATACCCGCTAAATCCTTTTTGCCTAAAGTATTCTGTTTCCTTTTCTACCTCAGCCATTCTTTCATCATAGAACTCTCTCCAATTATCAGCCTTGATAACTTGCTTAATCTCAACTCTATTGTTTTTAATAAAGTTTTGAACCTCTTCTTTAGAGATTTGTTGATCAGGCTTGAATGTGTTTAACCAATCAGCTATCCCAGAGAATACCGCTTCGTCAGATTTAGAGCCTACAATTTCTTTCCACTTAGTGGCTGACGCTTTAGGTTGCTTAAACTCTGTGATACGCTTTTCTATTGGTGAATAGAAACCGTCAACAATGCTTAAACTATCCGGCACTGAGGCGACACGCTGTGCTACACCGTCTACTACAGCAGTTTCTCTTTTGCCTTTAGATAACTGAGCCTTAGCCGTTTGTTTTGATTCTGTTACTGCCTTATATTTATTTATGGCACCTAATAAATCAGTAGTTCCTGGCCCTTTTAATTCTTTATTTGGGTTTAATTTAAATTTAGGTACAGTATATGAAACTTGACCAAATCCACCTGTTGGGCCTTCAGTTGGTTCACTATATCTACCTGTTATTGCTTCATTTTTACCAAATGTCATGAATGTTTTGTCAAACAATTCAAGAGCGACAGGGGATCCGTCTTTAGTTAATATAACCCAAGGGTATGATGGGTGAGACAAATCATTTTTAATAGTTACTTCGCTATTTGTTTTAATAACTGCATAAGCCTCTCCAGCTGGTACGCCTTTAAGGAAATCTTCTTGCAGCAAGTCAGCAAACATTTTATCTACGGTTAGATTTGACGCTTCGTAAACTGGGTTTTTACCTTTTAATTTTGTGCCATTAAAATACTCATTTCCATATCCCATCTCTAAAGCCATCTTGGTAATCAATGGGTTTGCGTATTTAATTAACGCCGATCGAAGCCCATCATATGCTGACTTAGCTTCTTTCATTGTTTGGCCATCCTCACCTCTACCGCCTTCTAAATAGTTGTCAAATCTCTTTATCGCTAATTCTGGTTTAGCAACATTGCCTATAGAATATATTTCTTTAATAGCTGTCAATAAACCGTTGGCCATAGACTCATTTTTCTCAGCATATCTTAGCAAAGTTTTCATGAACCCTACTTTTGCTGACATAGATGATACGTGCTTAGTATCAGCACCTTTAACTAATACAACATAAGAAGTACCGTTGTTCATCTTTAAGCTTTTATTTACATTGTCTGCAAATGCTTTGGCTGTTTTTTCACTAACAGATGCCCACATTCTACCTTTCTCACCTTCTACGATAGCATAAACAACACCGCCACCAAACTCAGCAACCTTATTGTTTCCAATAAAGATATCCCCTACAAATAAATCGTCTGGGAATGTAAGCATAAATGTACTGTCACCTAATGCTTCTTGTGGAGTGCTTATTTTTAATGTGCCGTTTTCAAGTTTTTTCTTATACTCATCTTTGTCTAAAACAGGTGATTTTTTAATTCCTGATTTACCAAATTTGGTTATAGAAAATTGGCCACTTAAATTAGAGACTGCTTTGTATTTGTACTCTTTTACGTTTTCCTTGCCTACAATCTTAGCCGCAGACTTACCTTCTCTCATAGCATAGGCTATTTCTCTAGCAGTCTTCTTGAATGTCTCTGTATCTGTCTTAGGTGTAATTTCTTTCTTTCCTAAAGCCCTAAGGATTTGATTCATAAAATCAATTAACCTTTCTCTTAGGGTTGGATTAATTTGGCCAAATGGTATTTTACCAGATGCAATACCAGAGATTACCTCTACAATACCTTCATCTTCAATAGTGCCGCTTGGTGAGCCATCGTATTCTTTTTTAACCCAATCTAATGCTTCTTTTACTTGAGTATTAGTCTTAGATAATTCTTGCAAGCCATTAACAAGTGCTTTGTATTTTTCCGGGTTTGTGTTCCTAATAATATTAATAATAGGGTGCGTAGCCTCGTGATACAACACCGTCTTAGCCCAAGATTTTTGAAGGTTTGATTTATTAATATATATTTTACCTGATTCACCAATGAAAAATCCTTGAGCACCCTTTTCGGCTTTTACGCCTTCATTTTTTGCCGCTTGCTCAAACTCCTCTTGACTATTTACAAAATTTACACTAACGCCTAATTTCTCCAAAAACTTAGATACGTTTTTGTTAGCCATCTCTAGAGACTTTTGCTCAATAGTACCAGCTTGATCTTTAAGGTCAATTAAAATTTCATTTATTTCAGATGTTTTGCCATTAAAGATTGTATTCTCATCCTTTGTTAAGGTCTCATTGTTTTTAATCTTTTCGGCAATGCTTGTTAATACATCGTCACCTACAAATCCAGTGTTGATAAAATTATCTACTATTTTAGGGGTAACGAGAGTTGGTGTGGTTACTTCTTCAGATGCTTGAACATTTCCACTTGTGCTAGGCGCTTCTTGGCGGCCTCCTTCGATAGGTTTGGTTTGGAGAGGTTCTTGCCCGACTCCGACTTCACCTGATACCCTTTGCTTGTTTTGACTATCATATAAATTTTGTGCTTCTTGTTGTACTTCTTTTGATACTGTTGTGTATTCGTTACCTACCTTTTGTTGCCATGTATTGTCCTTGAACTCCATGATTCTAGGCATACCACCTTTAATTTGTGGCTCAAGTTGAACCTGATCACCTTCGGTTAATGGCTTAACTTCAGCAACCGCTGGCTCAACGGTTCCTTCTTTAGTTACTATTGTACCCTCAGCGCTTGGAATTGGCTCCATTACAGCGTCCTCCGGCTTAACCTCTGTCGATGTGTTGCCCGCTTTTAATTCTGCCTCAGCAGCCTTAGTAATTTTGTCGTTCTCAATCTTTAAATCAACATCCGCTAATACAGATAATGCAGCCTTCTTTTCATCTACACCGCTTTGTGGATTAGTTAAAATATCAATTGCCTCTTGTTTGTCTGCTAAGTCTTTTGGCGTTACAGGCGTTGGCTTGATGCCAGTTTCTTGTATATCGGCTTTCTTAGCCGCTACCATTGCATTATATCTTTCTTGAGTTACTCTTTGTACAAATGAATCTGCTTTCTTTTTATCGTTAGCTGATAAGTTGTTGTAGTAATCTCTACTTTTAGCATTAGCTGATTTGCCGAAAGCATTGCCAGAGCTCATGATAGCACCCATTGTAAATGAGGCTACAAATAACTCTAAGTTTTTATCCATAGCACCAAAATTTTGCTCAAAGTCAGCCTTTAACTTCTTAAAGTCTCCAGTTGATGCCCAAGTACCAATCATTTCTCCAACGGTGTTACCTACCTCTTCCCCATATTCACCCAAGCCCATACCAACTCTTTCGCCAATTTTAGCTACTTTTATTGCCATTGATTCGGCTTGATCTTTAAATAGCTTATTAAACGTTTGAGCGATATAACTTGTATTTATAACCTTTTCAATACCTGCTTGAGCAATACCTCCAAAGAAACCAGATAAAAATGTTGCTTCATCTTTGACCAAGGAATTAGACGGCATTAAGTAACCAGCTACCTTGTATCCCAAGCCAGTCATAACTGGTTTAGAAACAAGGTATTTACCATATTTTGCTCCAGCTAAATATTTGCTAATTTTTGCAAAATCCATTGCAATAGAGGCTGATTTTACCAAGCTAGTACCAGCCGAAAAGTATGGATTCATACCTAATGCAGTACCGGCTATATTACCAAACCATTCTCTAGTTAACCCTTCTGGCCCTTTTGCCTTTTCAGTAACTATTTGGCCAGTCGTTTTTGATAATAAATCATCTGATAAACTAGACAATGCCAATGATTCTTTTATATTTTCAGCTAATTTGCTAGGCGTGGATATTAAATTTTGAGTAGCAGGAACTAATGTTTGAATAGCGCTTTTTAAAGTTGATTCTACAAACCCTTCATTGACATCTTTAATAGGGTTTCTATTAATCAATACCGCAGGGGCCAAAGATTTCATCTTTTCATTTAAAGCCGATAGTTTATCTGTTAACCCATTGTCAGTTCCTAATACAGCGTCAACAGTTTTAATGAAATTATCTACTCCAGCATTAGTTCCAAATACGTTAGTTAAATTAACTTTTAAGTTGTCTAGAGTATCCCCTGACAATTCATTGTATTTTCGCTCTATTTGATTTAATACAATTTCTCTTTCCTTGTTTAAGGTTAGATAATAGTTTTGTAATTTTTGTTTAGGCGTATTGCCTGGGATTTCAAATTTATCTAAAGCTGTCTTGTTCTCAGAATATTTTTTCTCAATTAATGCGTTTTCGTCTAAGAAGAAATTTTCCTTTTGTGATTTAAGTTCTTTTATTTTGTTGATGTAATCGTCTCTACGAGCATTATCCCAAAACGATGAGAAGAGTGGGCTTGTGTTTACCTTTTCTTCTAGATCCTTAATTTCAGCGTCTATTTGCTTATACTTAGCCTCTTTATACTTTGTGTATTCAGTTTCTTGAACTGCTTTGGCGGCTATTGCTTTGCTTAAACTTAATTGAGCAGCTGGTTTATTTGGATTCTTTTCTAATACCTTTTGTAAATTCTTAACTAGCTCATCTGCATCCCTTAGGTTTTTAACAAAACTGTATTCTTGCTTTTGGCTTTCATCTAAATACTCATTAGCAAATTCATCAGATAATCTTTTGAAATGTTCTTGAGTAGTAATACTTGTAGAAGCATCAACGTCTTTTTTGACAGATTCCCAAAGATACTTTGTCTTTGATTCTTCGGTAACAGGTTGAACTGTTTTTTCAATTTTAGCCTTAACCGGTAGCTCTGTTTTTGGTAATGGCTCAGGTTTAACCCCTTCGATGCCCAATTTGGTTGGAGTAGGAACTGTAGATTCCTTTTCCATAATAGGCCTATTTTTAGCTAACCCTTCACCAAACCTTTCAGCAAACGACTTCGATTGAGAAACTGATTCGCCATCTCCAGAACCCAATTGAGTAGGTTCTTTTTTTTTTAAGTCTAAATAACTAGATAATTGAGCTTCGTCTTTGAATGCCCCAGGTGTTCCTTCATTAATAAATGCAAATAAATCTTTTGCATTCTTAGGATCAGAAGCAAATTTTTCAAACTGAGCTTCGTCTTTAAAGTATCCTTGAGGAATAAATTGATATACTTCTTTTATTTTATTATCCATTATTTAAATGTTTTTTTGTATGCTATATAATCTGCGTTTGTTGCTTTTGGATTAGCCGCTTTGTACTCTGGCCAATATAACATAGTTCCCGTGTTAGCTTTAATTTCTGTTGCGGCTGGTTTTTTCTCTATGGCTGCATTAGCTTGTTGCAACATTCTTTGGTTGTATTCATCAGATACTTGATTCAACGCTAATAACTTTTGATATGCATCATTTTCAGCAGCAGATTTTTGAGCCATATCTGGAGTTATAAATTTATCAGCCTGAGCAGCAATAGGATCAAACAAAGGCATTCCTAATGCATTTAAGAATTTGCCAGTACCTTGAATTATTGGTGTGTATCTTACCAAACCTTGTTTAAACGCTTCAGCAGTAGTCATCTTTTTAGTGACACCTTTAGCATCTTTAATGTCATAATATTCACCAGTTGGCATCCCATTAGGATTGCTTGGTAGTAATTTGCCATCCATGGTTTGAACTAACGCTATACCTAAGTTAGCATTCTGTATTGTGTAGTTGCCTTGCCTTTTTGCAGCACCAACCCCTAACTCATTTTTCTTTAAAATATTAGCTTCACCACCTGGGATTACTAAGTTTACACCAGCTACGCCTTGGGCTTTATCTAATAATATATTTTGAGTTAATGTTGGTGATGATTTACCGCTAGGTTGAGCTGTAGCAACATTGATATTTAATCCATCGCTATTTGCTACATTATTGTAGTAGTCTTGGAAACCCCATCCATATGTATTGGTAGGTTTAATTAATCCATATTTAGAGTCAGCTACGAATTGGTTTTTCTTATACTTATACAAGAACTCCTTGTAGTCATTTAAGTTTTCCCAACCGTATTTATCCTTATTATACTCATAGAACTTTAAGTTCTCAGGATTTTCAACTAATGAGTTAATTTCACTTCTTAACTTTTTGGTTTGAAGTGTTTCTTTGAAGCCTTCACTGGTTAATCCTTTCCACTCATCTTTGCTTCCAAATCTATCTATATCAAGTTTTTCTACTGGACCGTATGGATCATACCTAAACACAGCTAACGATTGTGGGTCAACACTTAATCTTTCTACAGGGGTCATTTGCATATAAGTGCCAATTTTGGTCATACTTTGCTCCTTGTCATATTTATCAGGATCTTTATTAACCATATCAACAAACGCCTTATACATATCGCCTTGATGCACAGATGCTAATGCTGCTTTTTGACCTTCATCGACTTTTTTGTGCCAATCTAATACTTCTTTATCGGCATAATTATCTAAACTTTTGCCTGCCATTTTTAAAGCCATTCCCTCTTGCTTTAATTTGTTTTCTAGGTCAGAAAAAAATCTTTTGTTGTCATAATCCCAACCTGTTAAATCAACATTAAGAGTTTTTGCTTCTTCCGCCTTTTGCTTTGCAGCAGCAGCCGCTTTATATTTGCCTTCTACTCTAATTTGATTAGCAAGGGCATCTAAAGGATTTGCTCCTATTTGAGCAGCTGGTCCTGTGTAAACTGCCGAACCTGTGCCTGCTCTTTTTTGATATACTAAACCTTTACCGTCTAACATTATTGTTATTTATTAAAATACGAATGAGATGCCGCTTGGCTTGGTTCTTACTGGTTCATATGGATGGGCATATGGATACCCTTTATAGCCTCTATCCCTTAAATCTAAAGGAAATATTAAGTTTTTTCTACTAACATTATAAGAAGGTAGCATTGGGTTAGCGTATGGATACCCAACAAAACCTTCGCTTCTTAAATCAGTATATCCAAGATCAGTTACCCCAGGAGTTGCTGTTGTATTTTGAGTGCCAGTCACTGAACTATATGTTGGACTTTGCTTATAAAAATCCATCATTTTATTAAATCTATCGTCTTGGTATTGCAAATTTGCAGCTCCACTGATTCCGCTTGCAATGCCTGTTGAAGCTGCCGCTAAGTTTCTGTAAGAAGCTTCTCTTAATGCTGCTTCGGCTGCTTTGGCCTCTTCGTATGGTTGCTTTTGGTTGTAATCCCATTGTTGTTGTTGGTATTGACCCAACATTCTCAATGCATTGCTTAGTTGGCCTTGTTGACCTAGCCAGTTTTGGCCAGCCTTTAATCCTATGTTTTGAACGCCTTCATTTTGGGCACCATATATTCTTGCTATGTTTGAAGCCAAGTCAGCTGAGTTAGCTGAAGCATTTTGTAATTGAGAAATACCTTTAGCGGTGTTTTGACCCAATTTAGCTTCCATTAAGTTTTGCCCAGGAAGCTCTCTCATGCCAGCTAGGTATCTAGCTTGATTAACTTGTTGTTCAACAGCTTCAGGAATCTCATATTTTGGTCTTCCAACCTTCTCTAACTCTTTAGCTTGTTGAGACTGACTATAAGATTTGGCTAGCTGCAACCCTGTTGGGATTGCTTGAGCTAACAACATCATTGTAACTGGATCCATAGTAATAAATCGTTTATTTTACAAAAGTAATGAATTTATTATACTCTTGTTTAAATTATTTGCTCAATTCACTGTCCACACCGTGCACAATCACCGAGTACAATGTAGCCTCATCTGTATCTGTGTTTTCTAGTTGTTGAACTAATGTTTCGCCTCTTAATTTACGACCACCCATGATAGCCTCGTCAACTGTAGGAAAGTTAGGTGTTAAGCCATCTCTTAAGTACTGAGCATACAAAACGCCTTCCTTCCATCTCCACTTGCCTTCTACAAGTCTAGACTCCATACCGTTAGGGTAGTTAACACTTGGTTCAATTGAGATGTCTCCTAAAACTGGAGAACTAAATGTCTTGTCAGCATATACCGCAATTGATGTGTATACTTTTACTTTAGGGTAGTCTTTGTTGGATACTAGCTTAACCTTCATTGAGTGTTGGTTGCCATAGTAATTACATCTAGGGGCATCAACTCTATTATGCTCATAAAGCTTGCCATCCATGAAAGATACAAACACTAAAGCGTTACTACCATAATACTCTGGGAAATAAGACATTCTAGACTTCCATCTATTGTCAATTGGATGATAAACTATAGTTTGATCTTCGATTAACGGAGACTCGCTGTGATCAATAAATGTTACGTTGATATAGTTGTTAAAGTTATCGACACCTGCGTACACATACACATATGGGCTGTTTTTAATCTTATCAGATATATTTCTAAAATAGGTTTTAGCCTTATATTCAGAAACAGGAACCATACCGTTAGCCGCATCTTGTATAAATACACCGTTATTTACATCGTAAAAATACAATTGCCTGTCGTCAACACAAACACTTTCTGGATGCTCACAACCATAGTCTAAAGAACTTGGATTTTTGTTGCCCAATACTTTGTCGGTTAAAGTCAACTGCTCGTCACCATTAGCATTATATATCATACTTCTATTAATATAAATTGAAGTATTCTTTTTGGTTTGAAGAACCTTTAGCACATAACCTACGGTAGCTACTTTGTTGATTGGTCCGTATCTAGTGTTTAATGTATCATAATCGGATCCATTAAATTGTAAGATATCATTAATATTGGTATTTGGGTAATATCTACCACCGTATCTTATACCTTGCTCGTATCGTTTTGTCTTGCCTTCTGGTATTACACCATAAATAGACGAGATGTCTATGTTTTTAGAGTCATAAAAATCTGAGAAATTTTCAGACTCAACCATATTGATTATTAAGTTATTTTTAAAATATCTTCTAAATATATAGCAATCGCCTCGGCTTAAATCAACTATTGCTGGGGCGGTACTTGTTTGATTTTGAGAATTGCCTTGATGGGCTCTTTGAGCAGTGCCAGGATTTAAGACATTAAATATTTGACCAATAGAAAAATATGGCTTATTGTCTACATCTGATCTGGCTTTAATAGAATACAATTCAACTAAGGTGCCTTCTTCGGTCTTAGTTATCATACCTTGCTCAACCAAATTTCTGCTATATTGAGAGACTGTTAAGATGTTTGTTGTAGTATCAAATGCTAATACTTTTACTTCTATATATGAAGGAACTACTTTTTCTGAATTAGAAACAAATCTTAATCTATCGCCAACTTCAAACTGGAAATCTACAGAAGAGCTAACCCTTTCCTTTGTTATATAGTTTATAATGTAATCACAGTTAATATCAATGTTGCCTTGTAAATTTAAGGTTGGATTTCCTTTAATTGCGAATTGAGTATATTTTTGTAAATCATTTAAAGCATAAACAATTTCATATGTAGTGGCCCATTCTGGCGGTTGATGGTTTATTTCAAAACTTATTTGTGATTTATATGCATATTGGTTATTAACCGCAGCCAATGGAAATGCTTCAGGTATATATGGATTATAGACAGTTAAATCAGCCGAAGTTACAACACCCCCATCTCTACCTTGAGCATCTCTATAAACTATACCAAATGTATGATTTGCCCCCTTTTTAAAAGAGGTGATTTTACGAATTGGAGCCACAATAACTCCGTTTGAAACCTTAGCGTATACATTATTGTTTGATAAACCAATAGTAACTACCCAATAACTATTGCCACCAGCTGTAGATGGAGCTGCGTAAACTTCGTTAAACCCAAGCAAACTTCTTAAGGTTGATTGCATATCATATGCAAGAGATCTAGGATAGTTTGATAAACTTTGATCAGTAACATTAAAAGAGTATTGATATTTGATATTATATCCAGACCCATCATATACATCAATTGAGAATGATATAACAGAGCCAACTACAAAGTATTGAGGTTTTATGTTTGGAATGTAAAACGCACCTGTAAACAATCCAGTAAAAGGTTCAACATTATAAAGATAAAAATTTTCTGATGGCGCTGTTGGTATTGCATTAATTGGATACACAACCTCTTGCCCCATATCGGTCCTTGTATTCTGAACGCCAAGTTTAACGTTTAATACAGGGTTTTCATAACCCTCTACATTATTGGCATAAACCAATCTGTTTTCGTCAATTATATCTTGAGTTTTAGATAATAAAGGGACAGCGTCATAATTATTTAAATCATCAATTACTTCAATTAATACAATATCGTTGTAAAAATTAAAATATTGAGTCGAATAATCAGGTAAAATACGTTGATTAGTTTCGCTGTATTTTTGTATTGGTGAATCAATTTTAGCCCAAACTCCAGTATTGCTAAATCTAAAAGCTAACTCTATTGATTTTACTGTTGGGTGCCCTGTATTAAAAGCTACTTGCAAATAATTATTTGCTATTGTAGTAGATATTTGACCAAGTACGTTTTCGTCACCAAATGGCAAAGATACATATGATCCATCACTCCATCTAGAATACTCATTGTCATCATAGATATAACGATACTTAACTTGTATCATTTTTTCTTTTATGTAATTTGTATTTCTTGTTGGGTCGTATTTTAATTCTATTGAAGGAGTGTACAAAGGCTTGTACTTAATAGATTCAATAAATTGAATTTTTTCTGCTGTAGTTCCAGTTGCAATTAAATTATCGTATGGAGTTGTAATTGCACTTGGGGTTAATTGAGCCAAGAAGTCTTTAGCTCTTTTAATATTTATTTTACGTGGAGAAACGTTGTTGTCCGTCCATAATAATATATCATCTATAACATTTGCAGAGTGTATCTTGTTGTCTTTTGTAAAACCTAAGAACTCTGTAGTAAAAGGTATAGATGCAACTGGTATTAATATTGGCTCAATAACTTTTGTATCGCATTTGTACTCTAGTATAGAGTGATTGTTTAAAGAGTTAAATACGAAATAAATTATTGAGTTTGCCTTGATGTTTCTAAGAGTTCCAATACAGGTATTGTCACCGTCTGGAAGCGTAAAGTTTATCTCTACGTTTCCAAACATATTCTTTAAACTACCTTTTGCAGACGTACCAGTTGTTACGTTTACTGCATCGACGTAGTCCGTCGGTCCTACCAATCTGTAATCAGAGTCGTAGTCTAATCCTCCAGTGAATGCTCTTAGATCTTTCATTAACGCTTAGGTGCTTGAGACATTGTAGCATATTGATTGTCAAGGTATTCAGTGATATTGAATGAACACTCAATAGTCTTTAACTTGTATAGCTCTTTGTCGTACAATTGTTCTTTTCTAATTTTCTCGTTCATTGGGATTCTGAAGTCATACTCAGCCGTCTTCCAATGAAGATATGCTTTTAATGCAGGAGCCGCATCTCTTGGAACTAATGCTCCGCCAGCTTTTACTCCGCTTGATTTGTATTCTAATATAACCTCGTTGTTAGGCACATTCCCGTGGAAGTAAATCACACGACGGTTCATGTCTATTCTGTAGTAGGCTATATTAAAACCACCACCAACACCATAAAGAGTGTTTGTGTATCTACCGTATCTGTAGTGAGGAGCAAAGAAATATCCGCCCTCAATCATTGTTTGTTCGTTAACCTCCTCAATTGGCAATGGGCAGATTGTCTCTTGTCTGGGAATAATTATATCATTATTCATTGTAAGAGTCCACATTCTGTCGCCAACCTTAACACCTATCTTTGTCATTGTAACAAAGTCTGTAGGCAGTTCGGCTGTTAATGTATCTGGGTTAACCGTTAAGTACGCAACATCAATTGTGTTTATTTCAAATAATTGCATATCACTATAGCCTTCTATAGCCATTTGGATATACTTTTCCATGTTGGTAAGAGTCTTCTCACCTCTTTCATTCATGAAAGCCTTAACTACTTGTATAAGAGTTAAATATGATGTTACTTGGTTCGCCATTTCGTTTATTTAGTTGTTTGTATTGCTGTGCCGTCGTCAACAATATCCATCGGAGCCTTAGCACCCATTAATCCTAATGTAACTTGAACTATCTCAAGTTCTTTACCATCAGGAACTACTATATCGTCAGTTAATTCAAATTCATTGAACTTTAAAACCAACTTAGCTAATACTTGCTTCCAATGACAATCAATGTCACCAGAGTAATATAGCTTCTTGCCTTCTAGTGTATAATAAATTAGACCAACCATTTGGTTAACATCTAATCCATCCATTAAGAATGTATCTGTTTGCCATCTTGGGAAAAATGCTACACCCTCGTCTTGAGTCGGTGTGATCATTCTGATACCGTTGTTATTAATAATTGACATAACAGTCACTGGAAGTGTAGAGTAGTATCTGTTTCTAGTGGTATCCTCTAAGATGTCTAAGACAAATGACTTGGTTAATGAATCGTATCTCCATGAGTCTTTACCCATGTCAGCAAGCATCTCTTGAGTTTGTGTTTGCTTTCTGTTTAATACAGTATCAAATGCCATTGTCAAGTAAAGCTCAATCTCTCTTTCGTGATTTCGTCCACGAAGTTCAGCTGGAGCGTCGCCACCGTCTAGGTTACGCTTGATCAATTCTATCCATTGTGCTTTAGTCATTATTGTCCGTCGTTTTGTCTTTGTTTAGCAAGTTGAGTCATTCCGAAGTCTCTGATGTTTTCACTTGCGTATTTAATAATTAAGTTAGCGATATCTGTGTGAGTATCGTCTGGCCATTCCAATTGAACGCTACTAGATGGCTTGTAAACATATTCATCATCAACAATGACAGCATCCCAATAAGGAGTGATTGGCATTCTTAAATAATCAAAGTCTACATAACCTAAATCTTTAGGATAAAACTGAAGGTATGTGTCATAAAATACACACAGTGGGTAACTTTTGTCTGGGTACACAATGCTGCTTTGAAGTCTGTCACCCAAAACATCATTGCTAATAGTTTCTACCGCTCTGCCATTATATCTGATTGAGCTGTAGTGAATATAATCATCTGGAAGATCGGCATAGCCGTTAATATCTACGGTTAACTGAGGTAAGTTTTTACCACCCTTGCCAACTAAGAATCTTCTCAAATCGTCTATTATTTTTTGAGACACAGCCCATGCCTGTCTAGGCAAAGGCATACCTGGTCTATACTCCTCTGGCAAGCCATACTTAATTTTAAAGTATTCAGCATTAGCCCAAGCCAAACAGAGATTGTACTCCTCTTTGTTTAGAGTATTCCCTGATTGATGCTTGTTAAGCTCAAAGTTGACCCAGTCTCTTATTTGATTTACGTTCATTTATTAAAAGTATATACCGTCAATGCTAATGTCACCTAAAGGTAAGCCGCCTTGAATAACACCATTTGAGTCATAATATCTAAAAATACTTACTTGACCAAATGTGTTAATTGATCCAAAAGCCATATAATTTGTGCTATTAATACCTACAGTAGTAACAAAATTAACTGTAGCTGAAGGAAAATATCCAGCTGGTAATGTAAACAACAAAACTCCAACTGTGCCTATTGCAGGATTTGAATTGCTAACTACACCACGTAAATAAGTTGTATTTGTCAATGCATCAAATTTGTACGATGCTTGATAAAATCCAGATACAGCATTACCAAAACCAGATGCAAAATTACCAGATGGTATAGCTGCAAATGAAGGTTGAGCAACATTCTTCCAACCTGTACCTGTCACATACTGCAATCTGTCACCATTGGCTAAACCAGAAATTGATACATCGCTTAATGCAGCCAATGTTGTAGGTGGAGTGTATACAATCCATTTAGATGTGCCGCTATCCCATTTCACTGATTGACCGTTAACAACACCTCCAACGTTTACATCGCCTAATGAGGCGAATAAGTTATTAGCGTTAATCCAAGCAGTGCCATTCCATTTTAATATTTGGCCGTTAGTTAAAGATGTTAAAGTTACATCTGTGCAAGTTGCAATTGAAGGTGATGCTAACAATTTAAATTTAAATTTAGATGTTGCAGCATCCCAATATAATACTTTTTGATCAGATAAGCCTGTGCTATTTACGTCGGTTAAGTTAACCAAAGCTAATTGAGGAGTACCTCTTTCCCATTGACCAGTACCTTGATTCCAAATTAATACTTGGCCTGTAACGCTAGCAATATTACCAGTGTTTACATCGCTTAATGCATTGATGCTAGTTGCCCCAATGAATGTATTCATTTGAGTTGTTAACCAGGTGCCGCTTACTTCAATGTTGAATGTAGTAGTTGTTCCAACTGTAGTTGCACTTATTGCAATTGAACCACTAGGGGTTGAAGTCATTGCGATTGTGTAGTCTGAACCACCTACGTTTTGGCAGCAGCCTACAACTTCTTGAGGCAATCCATCAGCACAATCTGCACAATCACAGCCACAGCCGCAAGTATTTGCAATGTCGCTGATAATTGTTAAGTATTGCTCATAGTCTGGTTTACCACATTGCTTACCTACTGTGTATGCCATGTAAGCAGCTGAAGCTTGAGAAATGTATTTAGACATCTCAAGGGCTTTTTGTGGAGCAGTAGTTAAGTAAGCAGCATATTTAGTTGCCATGTTTGTTAAGCAACCATATACTTGACACAAGCTATCGCTTGAAGACACTAAGTGTTCTTTAACTCCTTTAATTTCATCAATTGTAGTTATTATTCCAGTGGTGCTAGTGATATCGGAAACAAAAATGTCTGTCCAAGTACCAGTCCAGATTGGAGTAATGGTTAACTCTTGTAGTGGGCTAAGAATGTCAGCTTTAGCAGGAGTGATGCCCACAGGGTAGCTAACAGTGTGGCTTCTGGTTATTGTTGAACCTGTTGGGTAAACTGTAACGTCTGTGATTGTCATGCTTGAGCAACACTCATCTGTTACCCAGTTTAAACAAACTGTAGGTGATACGTAGCTATAGTTTTGTACAAATGTATTTGTAAAGATTTGGTTAACTGTGTAAGTTAATGTAGCTAACGCAGTTAATGTGCCTAAAGTTTGGGTTACAGTTATAGTCGTTAAGTTAGTTGAACCGCTATAAGTAGCAGATACAATTGTTAATGCCGTAGTAACCGTGTCAACACAAAAAAAACTAGCAGCTGATGGATCTAAAATAACTGAAGTATAGTCACCAGAAATTGTAAATGTTTTTGCAGCTGAGTCGTTAGAAATGATTAAATTAGATTGTTGAGCATTTAAAATCTTAGCTGTGTATGTAAACGTATAGTCACCAGTCTTAACTGTTCCGTCAGTGTTCAAAGGCAATGCGCCTAAGTACGCTGAAGTATGAGACGTGTTATAATTGATGTTTGGTGTGGTATACGAAGTATTGTTATAGAACTGAAGTCCTGATGGATCAACAGCCTTTAAATTACCTAGCACGTTGGTGTATCCACCTACGGTAGCATAATTTGAGCTATCTGTAAATCTGAAATTTTTTGGCCCGTTTGTGTAGTTAAACTCAAGGGCTATTGCTAATTGTGAAGCAGAAAATGCCATGGTATTTGTTTATTGGGAACAAATTTAGCATTTTTAAGGATATGTTGTTTGATAAATTACTTTCAGCTTTTGGCTATTCTCGATATTGAGAAGATAAGTAAAATCATCAAGGCAACTCCAAACGCAAATCCTGCCCAATATCTATCCCACCATTTCTTTTTTTCGGTCTGATACAGAACCTTTTCTTTTACCTTTATCGAGATAATTGTGTCGGTTTTTACCAAGGTTTGTTCTAAAATTTTTTCTTTCCACTTGACAACTGAGACAGTTTTAATTCCGTCCTTAACAATTGTAAATGTGTCAATTTCTTTGAGGGTATCACCCTTAAAAACTGTATCTATTTTAAAGCCTTGGATTGTATCGTGCACCCAACGGGTGGTGTCTCCAAGGTAATGGTTCTTTATTAACCAGTTCATTTTGTTGTTGGCTCTCTTATCTTTAAGAGCTTGACAACTAGTTATCAACAATAAAATAACAATTAAATATCTCATTAGTATATCTCCTTTGTAAAATAATCAATTCTTCTGTTGTGTACCTTGTAGTTACCGTTCTCTTGGATTTCAATCATAGCAAAACCTTGGTTATGTTTTACGCAGAACGGATCGTAGTCTGGGGCTAGCGTACAAAGACAACCAGTTGAATACGTTGTGATAATTGCGTTTTCTAGTGTGCTCTCAGAGTGTTCAGACGTTTGGTGACAGTGACCTATTAGCATAGGGCCTTTAAGTCTTGTAAACACGCCTCTAGCTGGATTAACTGGAGAAAATGCACCTCTAACAACCATATGCCCATGGGTCATCGGTAATTTACCAGCCATCAAGATCACATTTTGATCGTGCCAAACAATTTTCTTTTCTCTTAACTTTAGTCTAGATGACAGTGTGTAATACTCGTCATGGAATAGAGCTGGAGCTTTTTTCATTAAATATCTTTTGTACCAATTGTCGTGGTTACCTTCGATCCAATGAATCGCACACTTAAATCTTTCGTTAAGCATATCCAAAAAATTGTCAACCATTTCAAACCACTCTCTAACCTCAGAATACAATGGTGGTGGTGCATCATGAGATGTAAATGGCTCATTATCAAGTATATCTCCTCCTAATACAATGCAATCAACTTTATTGTCTAGCCCAAATTGAAGTGCAGCTGTCAAGGCATCATTGTCTTGGTTAGGGAAGTGAATGTCACTTAACCACAATACTCTTGTAGCTCCCTCTAGCTTTACAAACTTTCTAACGTTTGCTTTTGACTCAGGTAGTCCAAATGGATTTTCACGAGATTGAACTCTTTCGGTTTTAATCGGGTTTTTAATTTTTGACCACCTTCCTGAATGCTGACTTAATAATGTCCTAGCTGCATTATAGTTTGTAAACAGTGTTGGATAATGCTCCATCAACAATTGAGCTAATGTTCTGATTGATGAGGATGGGTATTGAGCTAGATACTCTCTAGCTATTTCACCTTTTTTACTCGTTTTGGCCATCTTCTTTTGTAGTTTTAGGTTTGCCCCATATCTTGTCAACAGATGTGAAACCTAGGGCTCCTACTGTAATAAGTGTAATCGCATCTACCAATGTAGCCGATGGATTAATGTTTGGGTAGAATGAGTTAATGATTGTGGCTGCGCATAGTGTAAGTGTACACAATATGCCTGCAAATCTTTTTGATGATGGAGCACCGTGTTCATCGTGGAACAACTTAGATGCCCATGAAATTATTTTTTTAATCATAGTTTAAAATATTGGGTAACTTGTACCTACGTATCTATGCATTTTCTGAAGCTCTTTAACAGACTTGCCAAATGTTTTTTGGAAGTGTGGCATATCTGTAAACTTCCAGTCACCACCCCATTCCCAGCCATGTAGTTTAAATATTTTTACAACTTCCATCCAATCAGACTTGCCGTCACCATCAAAGTCAACATTGGTTTCCCATGAGGCTGATTCGTATGATCCGTTCTTATCTTTGTCGACTAATAACACAATATCAATTGCTAATCCATAGTTATGCATAGACTGACCGCCTTTGGCATTAGTAACTATCTTGCCAGGCTTTGTTCTACCCTTAGCGTACAACTCATCCTGCTCCTCTATTGTTCTTAGAGTAAATGCAAATCTACACAATGCTCTGCCTGTTAGGGCTTCACATATTTCTTTGTAAATTTCTAATGCTTCGTTTTTTAGTTTTGGGTGTAAGTTAGATATCCTGTCTATTGTAACTTTGTCCATGTTATTTTATCTTTTGTGGCTTAAATGGTTCTGGTTCTTGCTTTCTTCCTGTGAAGTATTGTTTGATCAGATACGATATTAGAGTTACTAGTCCTATGTTAAACACTCTAAACCAATTGAAGTCCCACTTTAAGTGCTCTAACAATATGGTAAAAACTTGTATCGATAACTCTCCTATTGCGGCCAATACAAACATTACTAAACTTTTGAAAAGGTCAAATAAGTTTAATGTTAAAAACTTAGATACTTCCTTTTTCATCTGACAAAGATACCCCAAATTTTAATAAGTTGTTTACAAATAAAAACCCCTACAGTTATGCAGGGGTCTTCACCAATTATATAATTATGTCTATTTTAAGCTGATCTCAAAGATAGTAAGTTCTTTAACTCATCTAACATCTCTGGGTTTTTGCCTTCCAAGTAGATGAACAATGCGCCCTTAGGATCTTTCTCGCCCTTTTGGTAGGTAAAGATTGGCTTGCCTTCTGGCTTACCGTCTGGGCCTATCATAAAGAATGACTTTCTAATTGAGTCTTGAGAAATGATACCGTTCTCAATAGCGTTAGCTATGATACTACGTCTTTCAGCAATTTCTTCCTTAGGAGCATTCTTCTTGTCAGTTAAAGTTAAAAAGATATCAGCGTTAGCTGGGTTAAACTTAATTAACTTTTCAAGCATTAACTTTAATTCATTAATGTCATCTATTGCATCAACATTAGGAATCATAAAGTTTTTAGCAACAGTTTTGATTGCCTCATCGCTTAAGCCGCCATCTTCCATTTCATTCCACAATCTAGCTGTAATTGTAGATTCCATGTTTTTCTTTCTAGCAATAGCTCTTCTTTCGCCTTCTGGATTCTCAACTTCAAAGAATGCTAAAGGATTGCTTGAGTTTTCAACCTTGGTTACGATTTGGCTTGAAAATCTCCAAATAAAATAAGCTAAGTCATTGTCAGTAATAGCTAATCTACCACCAACAACTTGAGTTCCATTATCAGTAAATTTTAAACTACCATCTCTTTGTGGGATACCAGCTGTTCTTGAGTATCTTACCTCAGCCATTTGACCGTTGTAAAATGAGTTAACCACAAAGTTTAACTTCATACTTTTTGGCATTACAAGTTTGCCGGGGTTATCCATATCTGGTTTTACCAAATGAGAGGCGTACTTTAAAATAATAGGATTGTCTTGTCTAATACGACCATATTGGTCTAAGTGTTTGTCAAATTCTCTACAGAATTTTTCGTAGCTGTCCTTGTCTTCTTTTGTTGTTCTTTTGAACAATTCATTGTTTATATATAGCATAAATTTTTTGGTTTTAAATTAAAAAATGTAAGGGGCTTTTTACACCCCTTACACTAGTTTTAGTTATGATTAGGTAGTTACCAAGATCATTTGGTTTGCACCCATGATGTGAGCACCCATGTCAGTTCTGATGAACGATTTGTTTACGTCCACTGAGCTAACTTTCATGCCTGGTCCAGCACCATTTACTGACCATACTTCCATCTTACGAGAGTAACCGTTTAAGTTTTTGTAACGTGCACCGATGTTATCTAACATTTGACCACTCTTAGCATCTTTTACCTTGTTCATAGGTAAGAATACGCCCATACCGTCGGTGATTGAACCGTTGATACCGAAAGTTTGTCTGTTAGAAAACTCCATCATACGCTTGAACATAAATGTTCTGTTTGATTTCTTCAAGTAGCTGAAATCTACAGAGATTGATTTACCATCAACACCAAATCTAGAACCTAATTGTTGTTCGATTTCATAGATAATGTTAGTGTTAGCTAAGTAAGCAACCATTGTGTTTTCGATTTCATCGCTGAAAGATTTAGATACTAATGACATTACGTACTCACCAGCATATTCTCTATCTAAGATACGACCATAAGCGTCGAAATCAGTTACTGAGAATGCACCTGGTACATAAGTATCAGTGTTACCTAAAGATTTGATTGTAGGGATTAAACCGTTAGTTGTTCTGATTGGTAAACCAGTTACAGGATCTGTGATAGTACCAACTGTAGTTTCACCAAACAATAACGCACCAGAGATTTGTTTGCCAATTCTCCATTCCATGTCCATCCAGTTCAAGTTGTACCAGCTGTTACCGCTAGCAATTTGCTCAGAACCGTTTACGCTACCTGGAACTTCAATCCAACCATCAAACCAAGTTTGGTTAGTTAACTCTGTACCTGTTACAGCCAAAGTTTCTTTCATGATTTGAGTGTAGTTTGTACGTTTAGCAGCACCTGGCATGATACCTTTTGGTTGATCACTACCTTCAGAGAAAGCGTTAGATACCAAAGATAATTCTTCACCAGCAGCAACTGACAATAAAGCAGCTGGAGCTACTGGCCAAGCATTTACTTGTGTAATAGTTAAAACTGGAGCTGTTGGAACTGTTACGTTAATTGCTGTAATCATACCCAATTGACCACCTTTGAAGTAAACTATATCATTCAAACGTGGGTAGAAGTTATTGAAACTGTCTAAGTTTGAAGGACTCAAAGTAATTGCAATTGTTTGACCGTTAAGTGGAGTACCTGAAGCTGTCGCGATACCCAATGAATTGAAAGTTGGGTTCTTCAATTCGTTTTCATAGTGTGAGTAGCTAGTTGCTCCCACAGGCTTAACAAAGCCTAATTTTTCTAAAGTTAAGAACCAAGAAGATCCTTGATCACCATAACGGTTGAACATTTTGCTCAATACGTCTGGTTTGTGTACATCATATGCAGATACATAATTACTCTGATACTGCGCTGCTACGTTTGCCATTTTGTTTAATTAATTTTTTGTTTTAAGTTTTTAAAGTTGTTTGTTTGGAGATTCGCTACTTGAACAACTTTTCCCACTTCTCCAAGATTTGGTCTGAAGCGGTTTTCTGTTGTTTGCCAGCAGCAGGTGTCTCTACCTTTAGGGCGGAAGGATTTGAAATCTCCTTCTCTAGCTTTAGCTTCGTAGCGCTC